TACTTTGCATGAAGTGCGAAATCTTCATTGCAGCTTATATCATATGTAATAAATTCAGGATCTGTTTGATTTGGCTTTTCTATTTCTGCAAACCAAGCATGATTTGATATCTCAGTAAGTATAGATCCTATGTTTTTAGCAACACTAAGTCCTTCTGGCTTGTGTCTCTTCATGTAGCAGTAAGAACAGTTAAGCAAACAGCCATGACCGAAAGAAGGTGATATAAAATCACTACTTCTTCCGGATGACCTGATTACAAAAGTCTTGCGAGTTACCTTTTCTATCATTTGACATTGCTAAATAAATTAGGAGCTTCAGTAAGTCCCCTGTACCTACACTCGTTAATAAATTTCTGAGGAGTTTCGTATCCACACTTAGCATCTTCACGCATCACCTGTTCGACATTTTCATATCGATACATAGTGTATGTACGAGAGTTACATCCAAAGTTTTCAATGCACTCCTCATATTCTTTTTCAGATAATGGTTGCTCTGCAATAAATTCAATTGAGTTATCTACACCTGGACGACGGCCCATATGTATATGATCCTCAATCATTATTACTATTTGCATTCCATTACGCTGTTCATTCTTCCAGATCCCGTATCGGATCCGACTTCTTTTTCTTGGATATTTCTTTCTTAGAAAGGCTTTTTCTTCTTCTGTAAATCTTTGGTCCTTTGGCTTACTTGCCAGATCTAGGACATTAAAGGTTTGTTTGGACAAGTTTTTTAAGTCTGTCAATTTTACGTTGCAACACTCCTACTTGTGTATTGCAGTCATCCGGTAGCATAGTATTAAGTAGTTCTTTATACTCTGCTTGTGCTTGCACTAACTCTTTGTGCTCTTTACTCTTTAATACAACAAGCTCACATGTATGTCCATCCTTCCATCTAACTGGAATTAAATCTTCTAAAGATCCTCTAGACATATAGCATGTTCCGCATTCTTCACAAATCCATTCGTTCATATAGACTGTATTTTTTTTGCTCTTGTTACATCTGGACACTGATCAGCTAATGGACAATTCCTACAGTTTTCATGCATAGGATTTGTAAAATAGCCACGGTGTTCATGATGGTTGATTTTTTCAATAGTTTTTCTCACTGACTCTGCTAGTTCATATCTTTCCAGTTTTCCAACAATCTTCTTTACTATTTTGTACTCCGGTGTTGGCTTGTAGTCAAATACTAAGTAGTAAAACGGAAGATCTTCACCATGAATTTGTTTCCATAAATGTGTGTACATGAATGCTTGTGTGTGATCCATGTTATGTGGAAAATGCCAGCAGTATGGCCCAAACTGAGAATATATAGTTTGGGTTAATTTTAAATCGAATATACCTTTTGGTATTGGTCCATCTACATCATCCCATATTGATGAGGTGAAGTCAATGGTACCGCAACAGAGTATCCCCGGATGTTCAGGGATCTCTGCTTCTAGGTACACATCTCTATCAATAATAGTCATTTTATGAGATGAAAGCACTTGTACAAACTCTTTAGCCTGCATTTCAATTCTCTCCTGAGCAACTGTTTTATCACCATTTCTTTTTCTTGGTAGATCAAGCAGCTGTTTTCCATTTACTCCGGATCCTAAACAAAGAGTCTCGAAATAGACTCCTCTATCCATTGCTTGACTTGGAATTAAACTGTGTGTCTTGTCTAAGTAGATTACTTTTAGCTTCATCGGACAATAACCATCCTTGTCGAAAGCTTTAATCATTGATTGGCTGATTTTCAGGCTCATGCTTTGTGTTTTTGATATTAATACCTTTTGATATGTTTGATTCATACAAGTTAAGAGTCACCTCTGGAGGCATCTCTTGAGAGATTGCATTCAATAACTGACTATCTATCTTTTTGTTCTGAAGTCTGCACTCGATCAGTTTTCTTTTGATTTCAAGTAATCGATTGATTTTCTTTTCAATTGCAGATATTCCTCCATAAACAGCATCGTTTTCTTCTAGTGCTTTTTTGTCTTTGCTCATATAATACAGAGCTAAACACTTTTCATACTTGTTGCAATAACCAAAATGGTTTGTATCATACGAGTTATGATGAACTTTGATTGCGTGTATTGCACTAGAATGGTCTTTCTTAAATATTGCAGCGGCATCTACCGGCCCTACTCTTTCAACTTTACACAATAAAGCAAAGCATGCTGCTCTTGCTGTTATTATGTGCTCATGTCTTCTCTTAGATAAGATTACTTCTTTATCTACACCGAAGATTTGTGATACGATAGTAATTATATCTGTAGCCATTACTTTTATGTCATCAGATACATCTTCATATGGTTTTCTCATTGTGCCTTTTTTATACATCATAATTTGTTTTACCAACATCTTTTATGATGTCAATAGAATTAATATCTAGATCTATAGCTTTTTTGCTGATATTAATCTGTCTAGTAACTCTACTTATTACTCTACTTTTAAATTTTAGTACTCTTTTTCCTTCCCACTCTTTAACAACAACTAAACACTCGATTTTAGGAGTTTTATGCAACTCCATCTTTCTCCCTCTTCCTTTCATTTTGTACTTGAGAGAAACCATTGCCATTTTAATTCTACCCCTCATCAGATGTAGTAAATGAACAGTCTTTGACTTTCATGTACTTCTTTATTAGTGGTTTAAAAGGTAGATTGACTAAAACATCCTTTCCTTCTAAAAATAAAATTGATGTTTTTTGTGACTCATCTCCTGGCATTATTCCGGAGACACTGGACAGATCAAATATAAACTGATCTGTTTTGTTCACTTCATGTCCCATGATGTCACTCTGAGACATGTCAGTGAAGATTATTTCTGTTTCTATTAACATTTGAATCTATTAATCTTAGTAATTGTTCTGTGCTCTTCTTTTTCGCAAAGAAATCATAGAGATCGTTTACCTCATCAGGATGAACAATCTTACCTAGATTAATCCAGGGGATGCTGTATTCTTCTCTAATTTTTGTTGCGTTTTTATAACCAGTTTCATCGTTGTCATAGCACACGGCTAACTGCTCTGTGTACCCCATCAATTCGATGTAAAGTTCTTTTGTGAGTGCTGCCGATTCCGAGTTTAACGCTATGACTCTAATGCCTGTGTTACTATATAAAGATAAGCAATCTTTCTGTCCTGCACAAATAATTACAAGCTCTTCTTTAGTGCCTGTTTTTTGTACATGATCACGCAATTGTTTAAGGCCAAATATGTCTCCTTTTCTTAGATTAGAAATGAATTTATACTTCTTGTCCGGAGCATTTGGTCTGTAGAATTTTTTGACTCCATTTTCGTAGTCAAAGCAATAAATAGGATCTTGATTCTTAGAATATAAAGTAAAGCTTCCTCCATCTCTCTTTGGAATTTTTACTTTACTAACTGGCCAAGTATTATACTCCTGAAGAACATCAGTAGTAATATTGGCTTTACTCCAAAGATCAAGCTGTAGCTCGTCCCATTCAGTTCTTGCATATGGAAACTCTTTTCTAGGATTGATGTAAATCTTAGGGATCCGAATTCTAGATGCTATCCTTCGGATCCTGCTAAGATCTTGATCGCTATTGTTTATACCAAAGTCCTGTGCTATTAGTTCCAATGACTCTTTGAATGAACAGCCATGTATCTCCATTACGAACTTAAAACAATCACCTCTCTCATCACCAAAATCTTTGTAATAAACATGTCCATGTTCATTTTGATAGATGTTAAAAGAAGGATGCTTCTCGTCACGTAACGGAGACTTCATCGCCTTTCCAAGCTTTACTTTAACTCCAAGATACTTTTCAAATATCTCTAATTCAGAGATTTGTGATAGAATAAGTTCTTTGAGTTTCATTTTTCTTATTTTCTTGGTGTTATCAGATTCTTTCCATCATACTGGATGTACTTTCTGTTTTGTACCATTTTCTTTACAGCTGGCTGGTTCATGTAATATGAACCTGTGCTAGGGCTTATGCTCATAATGAATGCATTTTCCGTATAGGTAGCAAAGCCATCATCTCCATCAGTAAGAACAACAGAAGGTCTTCCAAGTTTCTTGATTTGCTGCATGCATTTCTCGATACTAGTACCTCCACTTGTGTTAAGATGCCAAATACGATCTTCTTTAACGGACTTAATGTTATTGTTAAATGCATAAACATTTCCTAAACATCCCATAAGCTGCATTCTAACAGCCAAAGCGATTGCCATTTGAATTCTGCGTACATTTTTTCCATAAATAGGCATACTGTTACTCATAGATCCGGATACGTCTATATATAGATCAAAAGCAACCATTTGTTGTCTAGTATCACGAACACATACATCCAATGCCAATGCATTGTCGAATAAATAGTGCTCATCAAGTAGATCTTCAATAACATCAGCTTCAAATAAAGAATCTTCAGTCATGATACTTTTTGTACCAAATCCTTTCTTGAATCCTTTAATGGATTTGTTAATGAATTTAGCTACTTGTTTTTTACTTATAATAACCTGGTCAATAAACTGTGCTTTTTCTTCCATTTCCTGAATATCTTCAGGAGACATGCCTGAAAGAGGTCCAGATCCGGTCATGTCTGATTCGTTTTCTTTCTGTTCAATCTCTTCTGTAGCATCTTGTATTGCTTGGTTAATATTATTCTTGAGATTGTCATTAATAGAATCAAGATTAGGAGAAGGAGCATTGCCATCGCCTTGATCATCGCCATCCCCACCATCAGGATTATTGCAATGATTTTTAAAGTCTTCGTCATTCTCAATCTCATCTCTTAACATCTTAATAATGTGCTTCATAGCAATAAAGCTATGTCCTTCTTTTTCCTGTGTAACTGTCTTTAATAGATAGTTGTTTACGTTTTGAAGCATTTCGTGCCACCAGTGCATGTACTCTGGACATTGATATTTCATTTCTTCGGATTGGCTAAAATAGGATTTAAAAACATCCCGAATCATGAAATCCGGGACGTTCTCGTATCCTGCCTTGTCCTTGAAATAATTTACCAAGTTTTGTGCCGTCCAGTTATCAATCTCTGGTTTTACTATGTCAAAACTAGTACTTATTTCTTCTGTAAACATATTACGCCTTATTAAATGCAGCAGCTTTCTCTTGTAGAGACTGAATCAATTCTTGACACTTGTCAGACTTGCTGATTGTATCTTTAAGAACGATATCAAGCTCTTCAGCTTTTGCAGTGTAAACTGGGTTTGCTTTCAATTGAGAAATCTCATTCTCTATCTTTTGGATTGTTGTCATTAACAGATCTTGATCATCCAAAGATGTTATCTCTCTTATCTTGGTCTTGATAGACACAATTGCTGGATCTTCTAGTTTAGCAGAAAGAGATTGTACCTGTGCCGGTGCTACAAACTCACACGCTTTCATGATAGCTTCTGCATCAGCAAATTGCCATATAATCTTAATAGCTTTTACAATCGTAGGAACAGCCATCATTGTACGGTCAGATACATGCTTATAGATCTCTTTTGCAAAGATCTTCATCATGTTTGCATCAAGAGCAGTGCTATCAATATCTGATTTATCAGGTACATTGATGTCTAGTTCTTTTCTTTGGCCTAACCAAGCTTTACCATAAATGTCGGAACATTTAATGCGGTCAACAGTAAATGTTATAAGGAATCGGTCCCAAAACGGGTTCTCCAATTCATCATCAGGAATGACATTACATGATCCTGCAAATAGCTGCCATTTACACTGGCGTATTTCTGAACCTAAGAACAGAGCTTTCTCTCTCATCACTGAGAGCATAGTATTTCTTACGGCTGACGAACCTTTGTCAACCTCGTTAATCAAAACATATTTTGCTTCCGCAATGGGTGCATCGATTTTGTATTTCTTGTCAACCAACAAGCTTTCCATGTTAACTCGACCTTTAATTTCTGAGGATTTAGTACCCTCGTCAAGTTCTAATACAAATGTATCTCTTCTTGCAGCTTCTTTGTCGTATCCTGACATTGCTGCGGCATAATCAATAAGCGTTTGTGTTTTTGCAACACCCGGAACACCAACAAATAATATTGGCATTCTAGTAGATTCACCTAAAGCTATCACTTTGAATAGCTCGTCTTTTCCAACTAATGATGTTTTGACTTTTCTTGTAATCACTGTTTAATGTTTTTTCAAAATTAAAAAAGGGGAGAGATTTTCCCTCCCCTAGATGTCGAGGCATTTTCTATATTGTGCTCTGAGAAACCTGGGGCCTTTATATTCTCTTTACCATTTAATAGATGCATCTTGGACACGGCTGATCGGCACAAAGGCGAAAACTCTCTGAATGCGAGGGGTTCCCATAGGAAACCGGTGTTTATAGTCGACAGGGACTCCACACTATTTCGTGCTTGAACAGCCTAAGCGGTTTTATCCTTAGTCTTTATCCGGGAACTCTCTGAGTATTATTAAGAAACAAGTTACTAGGAAAAAATGTGTTCTCCTTTCGCCTACTAGTGCTAGAAAAGAGTCATGCTCCTCGTGGGTTCTCATGACTAAGTTGCATAACAGCTTCGGTTATTCGGTAAGCTTTCTGATCCTAGTACTTGTTTCTTGCTTGACTAATTAAAATGGAAAGTCATCACCGTCATCAGAATTGTTTGCTTCTGGTGCTGGACTTTCTTCTTGTTTTGGTTCTTCTTTTACTGGTTCAGGATCCGGTTCAGGTGTAGGCTCAGGTTGAGGCTCTTCCTGTTTTGTTTCCTTTTTAGATTTAGGCACATAAGGCCCTCCGTTTATTTCAGCAAAACGAACTAACTTTTCTTTGTCTTCTGTTGACAACTCTTTGACTGACTTTGACATGTCAATATAGAAATCTTCAAACTCACCTTGACTACCACAATACCAGTATTCAGGATATGTTTGCTCCATAACAACATCCTTCCCTTCTTTGTCTTGGAATGAATATGCTTTCTTAACTCCTTTGACTGCAATAGTCAGCTTTTTACCTTTGAACTTTGTCAATTGATTTAGAAGATCTGCCTCTGTATTACAAGCCTGGATCTCATAATTGAAACCACGGTGAAATAGTCTTACCAACTTTTCTCTAGGAATGTCAGTGTTTGGGCCTTCCAATTTCATAAACTCTTTAATAGGTCTATGATCATCATCTAATTCAAATGTTGCGACAACCATTGGTTTCTTGTCACTCTTTGCATATTCTAACGAGACATCAGTCATCGTCATGATATACTTACCTGGTTCAATTAACTTTTTGTTTTCAAAGTTTCCAGATGCTGCTTCAGCAGACTCCTTGATAATTTTACTTAATTCATTAGATCCAAATAACATCTTACTCTTTTTTACGTTTTGATTTAAATTTGCTAATTCTTTGATGGGAACATCGTGTACGAAGATACCACCTCTAACTTTCATTGCCGGATATTTTCTTATGTCATCGGCATTGATAATATACTCTCCAGGGTATGCAAGCTCACCATCTTTCTTACGATATGAGATCGTAACCTTAACGCACTGAGACATGGGAACATCAGATACATTAAGGCCAACAGATCTCGTTTTCCAAATGGGAGTTGCAATGTCAATCTCTTTGAATATTTCCATTGGCTTTTTTCCTAAGCTTTTCAAATTCCTTCTTATTGACATTTAGCTTTTTACCATATCTTATCCGGTAATATTTACCTTCTTCAATAAAGTATGTTATTCCTTTGTAGATGAATTTATCCATCGTACTCTTTGATCTTTTTAAGGATCTCGGCCATGTCATTATCAATCAAAATGTTATCAAACATTTCAAATGGTGACTTAGCAGGAACAACGCCATCCGTCTGTGTTCTAAATTGGTAATGTGGAACTTTGTTTTCATCAACATGCATTTCAGCATGAAACACAATATCGAATTCTTTCTCGATAACACCTTTCCACTCGTTACCTTTTACCTTTGCAGTTACCTGTGTTTCGCCTGTAAGATCATTAGTAGTGATGTCATCATGTGAGATCACAATAATGTGCTTGTCAGCGTCATTAAGTTTTCTAACTCTCTCAAAGAGTTGATAAACTTTCTCATTGTAGTAAGTGAATACATCCCAACCCTTCTTCAGAATACGTGCTTCTGCAAGCAAAGTATCTAGGAATGCACTTAATGATTCCAGAACAACAATTTTTACATTCTTGTCTGTAATCGCTTTATCCATTGAGTCAAATGTTTCCTTTACACTTAAAGGTCTGATCTCATTGAATTTTCCTGCCCCCTTAAATGGAAGGCTTTTACGTTCAGTGTTCAGTATTAGTGTCCACTTTTCCGGTAGATTTCTCAGAGAGAAACTCTTACCACGGCCTGACGGCCCTTCAATCATAATGGTTCTAGCCATAACTCTATTTATTTGTTTTTGATTTAATGTATTTTGCGTAAGCTTTCTTATCGAAATAGAACAAACCAAAATTTCTAATTTCGATATCCTCACCTTTAGCAATCATCCTGGACATATTCCTGGTTCCAAATAACAATATTTGTCTAATTGCTTTTTCTTCAAGGCCTGTCTCTTTAGAGATCTCCTTGGCATAGGATGATATTTTCTTCTTTTTAAGCATTGCTTTCTATAGACTTCATTGCAAACTTATCAGCTGTTTCAAGAACAAACTTTTCTAGTTTAGTATCTGCAAATGAAGCGGCCAGCATTAATTTTAAAGACTTCAGTTTATCTGGATTTAGATGCAAATCTTTTATCAAGAACATAATGAATCCATTATCTAGTTCTTCTTCAAAGAATTTTAGTCTAAGAACAACAACCAGGTCTTTATAGGTAGAGTCATCAAAGAACATTGCTACTCCTGTGTTTTCTTCACGGACTTCAAGTTCTCTCATCATTTCTTTACCATGCTTGTCTGCCAAATAATCAAATATTTGGTTATCATTTTTAGATACAAGAACGCCTTCTGTGTTCTCTCTCCAGTCTATATCATTAAGTGTTCTCATATTAAACCACCTTCGTATTTAGCTACACGTTTCCTGATATCAAATGCTAAATTAGGATTCTCATCCTGAATTGATTCAGCATATGCAATAGCTGCTTTTCGAGCATGTGGATCTGTGTCCATTCTCAAAACAAAATAATCTGCCTGCGGATCTATATCACCATCAAGCTTAATGACTTCGTATTTGTCGTAAAGACCTCTACTCATTGTCATTGTCTTTAATGTGACCTAATAGATCATTATAATTAACCTCCACAACGTCTGTGTATTTCACATTCTTAACCAAAGCTGGTTGATTGTATAAAACACCACGGATGATTTGGGATCCTTCTTTGTTAATTAACTTTGATACTTTAATCCACATGTGCTCAATGGCTTCTTCATCATGATCAACAAATGTTGCCTTGACAAAATCACCAACTTCAATAATGTGTTCGGTAGAGTGAAACTCACGTCTAATCTCATCAGTACATCCTGAACAGATATACTCAATGTTTCCTTCTGGTTCTTTCATTTCCAATCGTCAAAATTACAGTATGCTAGATCATGTCTTAGATCTATTATACCTATGTCACCATTCCTGTTAAGTGCTATGTTTACTTCCATGCGGCCATGAATTAAATGACCTTTGCCTTCTTTCTCAAAATGCTTTACAACATCTCGATACATCTCTGGCCGGTGAAGCAACATAACTTTGTTTGCAAAATCTACGAGTCTGCTGGAGCCACGAATATGAGTAACTTTTGGTGCATATTGTTCTGTGATATTGAATTTACCTTCACTCTCTTTGCTGAGGTGATGCAATACAATAATTAAAGCACCTGTTTTGTCTCTCAAATCTTTTAGCATCCTGGCAATATCATCGTCATTTTGCACTTCATTTTTGAGGTGAGGTTTTATTAGACCTAGATTGTCAATTACAAGAACCGGTACTTTACCTTTTTTGTTGCCTGCAAATCTTTCAAACTTAGAACAGATCTTAAAGATGTCTGTAGTCTCATCTACAAAATCAATTGGATAGTCCTGAAAATAAGAATAGCCAGCTTCAATTTTATTCAACTCATCCTGTGTAAGGTTGTAGTTGATCGATTGTAATTGGTGGTCTGTTAAACCTAACTTCTTTGACATATATAACCTCATCATCTCATCTGATTGCATCTCAAAAGAATACCATTGCACTTCTATTTCCTGCTTATTGAATTGAACTAACCTGTCAATCAAATGAACAAGAAACCTAGTTTTACCCTGCTTCTTTTGTGCAGCCATCATTATGATTTGCTTTGGACCTAATGCCAAAATATTGTCAAGCCTTGTATGCCCGGTCTGTAATAATGCTGTTACATTGCCACTAGCAATGTTACGAATCCTATTAACTGCCTCCATATAGGATGACTTAAAACTTTTTGCAGAAACCTCACTACTGTTTAGATCTACAAGCTGTGTGTTTGCATCAGTCAATAGCTCTTCGGAGCTTTTAAGACCAATGTTCTTTCTAATGTCGTCACTTAACTCAAGTAGTATTTCTTTCTTATACTGCTCAATAAGATAACTTAAATGGTATTCCCACTGATCTTCATCATCATAGGATCCATTAACGTATTGTTCAAATAATGGTATGAGCTTGTCGTTTGATGTGTGCTTGAATACATCCTGCACAACCGACATATGAATTTGCTCTCCTTCCTGGTAGATCATCATAAATATCTGCCAGAACAGCCTGCTCATACTATTCTTAAACATTCTCTCACTTGGAACCTTTTCTATACATTTCAAGAATACATCTGCACTATTGAAACATTGTTTGATAAGGTTTTTCTCGTACTCTTCTCTTTCTCCGATCATTCTTCTTTATAACCGTTAAGTCTGTTTTCTAAATCTGAGATGGATGAATCTAATCCTTTCTCAAATGTGTTTTTAGTCTTCAGGCTTGGCTCGTTATCAAAGTCAATATTAAAGTCTTTAGCTTTAAGAAAATTGTCTAATGATTTGATGTACTTATCATCGTAACCATCTTCTCTTCTTTTCTTAATGTAAGACTCATACTTACTTGATATTAAGTCCCAAGTAACACGATTACCTCTAAAATCAACCACACTTGAGATAGTGTATTTGACCTCTAGGAATATGCTTTCCGGATTACCTTTAGGGAAAAGATCAAAGACGCGAAGAAACTCCTCCTTAGAAGGATAAGTCACTTTATCTGCCATAGTTATTAATTAGGAATAAATTCGTTTACTACATCTAAAAAGCGTAAAGGTACCCATCTGCCGAGTTCATTAATGTAATAAACTTCTTCACCATCACAATTCATATCCCAACCTTTTCTTGTAACAGTGTACATAAAGTAGTTGCTGATTTGATATAGAAGCATTGCTTCGTATCCAAAATCTTTTTTCAACTTTACAAAAGCTGGTAGATATTCGATATGTGTTATGGGTTCATTCACATAGTAAATATAGTAATTTTAGAGCAAATTAATAGTAAGATTCATACCTCTTTTAGCTCTAATAGGCTTCCCTATATTCCCATCATAACCTCCCAAGTTCAATGTTCCACGAGGAATCTCCTGTCCACCTGTAATTTGGAATGACTTAATCTGACATGCATTTTTCATTATGATGTCTAGATACTTTTTCTTGAGATAACCCAAGTGATATTCTTTTCCATCACTTAGCTTAACCCACACTTCTTCTTTCTTTAAATAGATCAGATCCACAATCAATGGCTCTTCAGCAATGTCTTCAAGTATTACTTGCCGGACATTAACATTGTCGTCTGGATTAATCTTAGTTGCAACGCCCATTACTTTTGTAATGATTCTGCTTTCTTCAGCAATGTAAGGCATAGTTCTACGATTTTTAATTCTTCGATTCTTAGGTATTCAAACAAGGATCTAATGAATTCATATTCACTTGTATCCTTCAGCACATACCCACTGTACTGGTGTAGATATAATAGTTCAACATCAAAACAAATTTGAAGATTGAACATATCTTTTTCTAACGATGACATCTTAATATTAGATGTTGTTAGATCATTTACTTTTTCAAGTAGTTCTGATTTAGATATAGGATGTCTGCTGTTCTTTACAATACTAAAGATTGCACACATCCTTCGTATTTGGTTTTTATTTATCGGCATAGAAATCTTTTAGTTTAGATATCTTTTCTTCAAACTCTTTAGTTGTTACAAGTTCAATCACTGTCCCTTCCAATTTAAATTCTTTTATTCTGACAACTAGCATATCGAAAGCTGTGTTGTAATCAGTATAATGAGGTGGATGTATCCATGATCTAAGGTTATTTATGAACCAAGCCCAGTATGTACTGGAATGAACATTCATTATGTCCTTATCAGGATGTGATACAATGTTTGATTGAATCCTCCAAACATCATCAATTAAATGAATTGTAAAGAACTTAGTTGTACGATTTTCATCATCAACACGAGTGTATAAAGACGATCGATAAGTGTACCTATTTGTATTTGTCTGCAAATTCTTTGATTCTTTCATGGATATTCTCAATGTCAAACGCAAAGAACAAAACTTGATATCCAGGCTTGCTTCTAACTACTCGCATATTTCTATCTGCGAGCACGTCACCTACTTTAGATTTTGCATCTTCAAATGTATCACAAAGGTGCTTGGTTGTATTTCCTCCTCCTTCTTGATTTCTAATTTTCATTAGTAAATCTATACATCTTAGATTAGGCTTACCGTCATGCTCAGTATGCCTCCACATTACAACAAACTTATTTCCTTTTTGGAATATCTCAACCCATACCAAGGTCCACTTGGATTTTACCCATGTGACACCCTTGGTAAGGTTAGGATATCCTACAACATTGCTACGATATAGTACCTCCATACTTTTTCAAGAATGTATTTATTATACCTATATCAAAGTCAAGATCTGATGTTTCATCTCTGTCTTTGAAATGTTCATAGCCTTTTGCACTAGTTTGTTTTTGCTTATATCTTGTACGAGCACAATCTTCAGCACGATCTAATGTGACCTGCACATCTGTTTCATAACGACGCACTTGTTCACCAGTAATCTTTCTGTCTTGAACTGAAAACAATTGTGCATATGTTACAACACAAAATCTACCATCAGTTCTTTCTTCAATATCAACCCACCAAAGCTTATGTTCATATGACTGATCAACATCTTTGGATTTTAATATTGGCATTTTAGATACTACTTTACCTTTATTAGAGGTTATATGCATTGGCTGAACTTTGTTTAGCTGTCTCATATAGATGAGTGATTATCTAATGCATGAACTAATGCGGCTCTTAAATCTTTAGGAGCTTTCGGATCATCAACCTGATAAACCTGAACACCTGTTGAAGGATTGATACTAACAACCCATCCCTTACCTGGATGTGAATTCTTCTGCAAGAAATTAATCATCTCAGTATCACCATATTTACATGATGTATTCTGTTCAGTTTTATTCTCCAATTGCACTGGCTCAACTTGTGATAGTTGTCCTCCTGCATTTTGTATTTCGTTTGCACGAGCAGCAGCCTTAAGTGTCATTGATGTTCTAACAGCCTCAGCTTCACCAAGTCTTCCATCAAAATCATTCGGATCTAAATGTAGTCCATTGATTGTTGATTGAACATTTTGTATCTCTTCTGCTGTTGTTGCAGCGAATATAGCACCAGCCAAATCATTATTTAATTTGTTGATGTTATCAGTAATTTCCTGATCACGGACAATTGAAGCATTCTCAATTTTATATATTGCAGTATCCAGTGATTGAAATCTTTGATCAAGATTAGCAATAAGCTCTTCGAGTTGTGATGCACTATATGCTTCTAAATCTCTTTTGTATTGCAAGATCACTTTTTTATTACCGGTGTGAACCTTTTTAATTTCAGTGATCTTTTTCTTGATAGCTGTTCTAGCTTTCTTTGCAGCTTTGATGTCCTGCTTAGGATCAACTGCATCATATTGTAATAAGAATTTGTCTAAATCCTCCTTCTTATATTTGTAAGGGTTCAGCTTTACTTTAGCTGGTGCCTTAGAAGGGGATTTCGTCGCTTGTGTCGAAACTACTTCCATTGAAATCTTTATTTATACCAATAATTTGGTAGTTATTAATTGCTTTCTTGAGTTTGAGTAATAGATCCAGTTCGTCATTAGGATCTGAATCTTTGATACTCTGTACAATGTCTTTAACTAATTGTGATTTAGCTGATTGTACATATTTGTTGAGGTCTTGGATTGGAACTAAATCTTCATCCAAAGCTCTCTTTAATGGTCGAACTAAACATTCCATTTCATCAGCCCACTCACCTGTCTGATCAGTTGGACCGTGTTCTGGATCACAATGCTGTTCTAATTTACCTTGAATGTAACCATACATATTATTCATTGCTAAATGAACTTGTTTGATTTTGTCTTCAGGTAGCTTCATATAATAATGATACTTGATTTCCTTTTCTTTTTCCATGTCTAGTAAAAAAATGGGCTACTATAAAAGCAGCCCATTCTCTCTTTTTATTCAACTTACTACTGTGAAAATCAGTCTTCTAAAATGTCACACACATAGCTATCCGGATTTATCTCATGCTTTTTAGCATAATAGCTGATAGTATTGTTGACACCATATCTTATTAACCACTTGCCTGGTATCTCTATTGTTAAAGTATGTGATGTTACTACATCACCGGCAGCGTTAAACTTATTGATCGTGTATCTAGCTTTGTAGTCAAGATCAGGTTTAAATCTATATTTTGAATATCTATTCATGGTTTAAATTCTTTAAAGAAATTACTAAATAATCCACCAGCTGACTCAACTGGAGTAGCTTCATCAGCTTTAGGATCTTTCTTTCCAAAAATGTCTGTTGGATTTCTTTTGTACAAGAATTGATGACCATCTTCATCATTTCTCTCAATGCCAAGGTAAGATGTTCTTTGCATGCCGTCTTTTGATTCCATGAGTAAAACAAATGCATCTTCTTGAGCAAATTCATGATCATCAATGTGTGATATACCATGCTTCTTGATGTATTCAACTTCTTCATCAGTAATATCACCTTTTAATGCTCTCATCACACATTCTGATATGAATGCAACGAAAAGAACACATCCAGGCTCTATAGATTCAAAAGCTTGAATTGCCTTCCAAATAGAAAGTCTTGCATATAATTTACCAACTCGATTTAATTCTGCACTTTCAGTATCCTGAAAGAATGGTCCAAGTGGTAGTCCGAGAACTGATAGCTTCTCATCATTTGGATCATAAGGTATTACACCTGGACTAGCCATTAAAATGTCTTTGGCTAAATCAGGATGTTGATCCATCATTTTTTTTGTTCCCTTATTAGTCGTTGCAATAAATACTATTGGCTCAGGACTATTAGGATACATACTATTAAAAGTGTCTTGAGTCATTTTAACCATATCACGCTGAAATGTTTCAAATAACTTCTCCAAAGGTTGTTCTGATATTTTCACTTCTTATTGAATTTACGAGTTATGCTCAGGCCAACATACAGGTTAAACACACAAAATAGGAGTGCATTATAACCACCGCTGTAACCAAATCCTAATAACACAAAATCATTAGTGATTATTCCTGCTGTTGGCCTGAACTTATGTATTCTAAAAAATCTGATCATTGTGTCAAGTTTAAGATGAACTGTTTCATTTTATCATCAAAGTTAGTGTTTGACACGGCTTTATCAAAAGCAAATGTATGTGCCATCAAACGAGTGACATTTACTTGCTTTTGCATTCGATGATTAGATGCAATGATGTACTCACGTCCTGGTATGTTTAATTCAATACCAGATGAGTTTTCATAATGTTTATCTTGAGTCTTATGGTAATTAAGATAAAATTTGATCTCTTTCATTTTACCTTTACCATTAACATTATCAAACAACATAATGTATTGACCTTGTGGATCCATAAAGATACCATTGTCACTACAAAATTGTCTAAGCATGTTACGCAATGGAAGAGGAAGTGGACTAACTGGTTTCCGTTTACCAGTGTACCGCTTACCCGTATTGTGAGTAAGCGATACATCTACCTTTCTCCTTTTCATCTAATTACTATTATAGGCAAGTGATTTAAGCTCACTGTGACTAATGTAATCAACAAAATATTTCTTACCTGATTCAGTTGGTGTCATTCTAGCACATCCATCTTTGGTAAAATTAGCATTGATGCGATAAGCATAGTTTCCAATGTAACCAGGATCCACGTATAGTATTTTGTATTTAGATCCATTGTCAAACCAGACTTGATATTCTTTACCACGTTCAAGTAATAAATAGAATTCATTGTCAGTGTAATGTTCGATCTTTTGCCAAGTACATGTAGAGTCATCAAGCATAAATACTTGTATGTCCACTTTGTCTCTACGAACATCAGAGTTAATTACATCACCATAAATAGTAATGTACGGTTGCATCATTTCTTTTTCAATCTCAGGAGATGAATTAAGATTATGTGCAGTAAACATGTCACCTTGTCCATGCAAATATTGTATTGCAAATAAAGACAAGATAAAGGCTATTAAGCCAGCTTTTAATTGAGTTTGATTTTTCACTTTTGTTGAATTTAAGCGTAAAAAAATGAGAGTGTGATTACCGGATGCTCCCTTCCCCGGTGACACGATCTACAGTGCCAATTAAATTAAAGTTCTTACACCAAATGAGTATTCTTGTAAATCAGGTTGAAACTGCATGAATTTAGCATATACTCTTTCACGAGCTTCGTATTCTGATCGAGCCAAAATCTTAAATGATTTGATGTCCCCAAATATATCCTTTACGGTCACTTTATACCCATAATATGGTTCTAAAGCTCCAAAATTCCCACGATTTTTCACTTGTTAACATTTTATTGTTTAAAAGATAAGTTGAATTTCTCTTTTATTGTATATAACTTCGTCTTAATACAGTTGTAGAAAACAAGTTACTTAATACAAATTACTTAAACCAATTTACTCTGTATCATAATTAAGTAATACAACATAGTAGAGTATATTAAGTAATGTATTTAGATAAACACATATTTATTACTCTTTATTTGTTGGATTAACTAGTATTTAGAATACAGTTGTAAATAAATAGGCGTGGCCTACTTGCGAACCACTTTGAGTTCAACAAGCACGCCATTCACCAAATGAGAATAAGATCCATCGTCACCTTTAAATTCACGATGAATATCTCCTTGATCATCAGTCCAGATTTCTAATGTACCTGGTTTCACATCCTTCTGTACTGGAGCACATGATGTGATTAATAATCCTGCTGCGAAAAGTATAAGTATCTTCTTCACGATGTATTGGTTTTAAGTAAATAAAAAGAGAAGTGTATTGGCTTGCAGATCTTCTCAGCCCCGTACACAAACGGACAATCTTTGGTTAAACAATACTCCCTGTATTGGGAGATAGAATCAAAACGGCCGAAGGCCGATCAGTCTATCCTAAGATAAACTGACCATCCTTCACACCCCACTTCAAATGCTTGAGTGTCATGCTACCGTCTTTGTGCTGAGTGAACACTTCGTTCACCTTGTCGTTCTCCTCAGCGATAGTGAGTAGAAGACCAGCAGACACAGGAACTTCGACCTTGCCCTTATCAGTTTCGCTGAACTGCATCATGTAGCCCTGCCACTGAGAATCACGCTTAGTCTTCCCGTTCTTGTAGTCAATAGTTCGAGTGATAACCACATCCTGTGGTTCCGCCTCAATGTCGCCCGCTAACAAACGCTTTGCTTGTGCAACGACATCTTTAAGTTTTAAGATGTTTTGTTTCATAACATTTAACTATTTTGATATGTTGAAAGGTAGGGGGGATACAGTGGTGGTACTTCAGGAGTATATAGTCGCAAACTATTTGGAAGTATGGGGGGTGTTATATATATTTGGAGTCACCATCAAAAGGCCGGGGGGATCTGCTTTGTGTTTGGTTAAGTGAACGCTTGTTCTCCTCCGGCTTTTTTTGTAACTTAGTATAAATATCTCGGCAGATGTTTGAAGAAATCACATTAGACTTTGATGTTAACTGGGGTGCACTCTCTGAAGGGGGGTATGCCGAGGCTCCTCTTCGCACCCTTTCTATAGACGGACTTATCTCTGAGCTTAACGTATTGCCTAATTCAATCAAGGAACTAGTTATTGATGGTTTAAGTGAGGAAGTAAAGAATAGTATATTTATTAACAATCAATTGTGAATTATGTATGGAGGAAGTGAAATAAGAATCGAAATCGATTATGGTTTAGAGTACATGTCCAAAAGCTTATCATTGGAAGAAATTAATTTAAGGAATGCCTTTCAGAATTTAGTTGAAGCTAGGATGGCAATGGGTAGGTATGCGTTTTATTCTGGAAGTAATAATCCGTATCCGAATATGTATGATGAAAGAAATGAGATCATAGAATTGGATGTTGATAAGGTGGACACTTCCCTGGTGGAAGTGAACGACGATTTTTCAGACGTGAAACATATCAAGTTTTTAATAAGAAGCTTGGATATGATCATGGCAAAAATTGTATCGATAAGAATGCAGAGATCTCCAATACCTACACCTAAGTTCCAGTTGCTTGGTATGAGGTCGATCGATAGAGCAATTGACCACATGGAAACATCGATCTGTTATTTGGGAGCACAACTTAGAAGGATCTCTGTAGAGAATCCTGGAAAGTATCCGGAAACAAAAGAGGACATGGTTAAGATGGATCCTGATTATAGAGATATACCAGAGAGCAATCTCACTACAGATAAAATAATGGAAGAAAGATCAAAAGATAATAATGATGGTGATTAAAAAAGAAGAATGTCCGTGTTGCATCGGAAAAGGATTTGTTAAATTTGAACGCATTGTTTTTAGAAACAAAGTTTTTAAGAAAGAAGATTACATTGACGATTGTCCTCTTTGCTTGTCATGGGGGAAGATAAATATTTTGAACAATGAGTACAGAACAGCAGATCATAGAGAGAGGCATTTTTATGCCGGGAGAAGTACCCTCATCGAAGAACTCAAAAGAAATAGGGTTTCTTTACATGAAGAAGGGATCTAAGTCTAGTATATATCATTTGAAGAATGGTGCATACATGCCGGTGAGACTAAATCTTAATAGCTCTAAGGCAACCAAGAGATATATCAAGGAAAGGGAGTGGGAGTATGCAGCAAACAAAAAGGAGTTCAAAGAACTCGTGAAAAATTTCGAGCCGCCCTACAGAATCTGTTTTAAGTTTTTCCGAAAGACAAAAAGAAAGTTTGATTACATAAACGCAGCACAGATAGTTCAAGACATGATGGTAAAGCATGGATGGATTGAAGATGACGATTGTGTAAATGTCAGACCATACTTTTTAGAGTACGAAGTAGATAAAAATAACCCTGGTGTTTTAATATCTATTTTTTAAGAAATAAATTTGTAACTTAGCGTCGAAGATGTCAGACAAACAGAGCCAAATAGAACAGAGAGACAGCAAGTACTGGATTAAGCCTGGTGTGCCTGTGGCACATAGGGAGTTTCCGGAAAGGAAAATGATTGTTGATGATATTCTCAAAAAGACTGAGGTTCTAATAGATGAAAAAGGCAATAAGGTTCCAAAGACTTTTACAGTTGGAATTGAATGCCACTGGTTCGACAAAGATGGTAGATATGATCGTGGAAGATTTCTTACGATGGAATTAATACCATTTGGAAAGAAACAAAAGTTGAATCCGCAAAAAGACTCATTCCCAAAAGAGATACCATCACAAGAAGTTTCCTAGTTATGTTCTTTGAATTGAAAAATGGGAAGGTTGTTGTCACAGACCAAGGTCTTCTGAACAAGGCGATAAAAGATTTATATGATCAAGATCACTCTAAAAACAAAGCAAGATTTCACAAGTTGGCATCGTATGTTTTTAGTGTCTATGATAAAAGATCAATCTATCAAGCAATGGAAATCCATGACAGGCAGAAGCTAGTATCAGCTGATGTTGTTGGAGAGAAAGACTATTGGAAGAAAGCAGAACAAAGCGACCAATTTCAATTAATTGTTGAGAAACTAAATGAAATACAATACTCTCACACAGAGAGGTTGCTTCATGGGTGTAAGAAAAAAATCGATGAATACATTGATTATTTCGACACAATGGAAATCAGCGAAAAGAACGAAAAAGTTTATCGATCAATGGTTAAAGGATGTGAAGAACTATTTGACTATTACGACAAGCTTGAACAAAAAGTAAACAAAGAAGCACTGGCCAGGCAAGTTGGTGGTGGTGAGTCTAAAATGTTTGAAGACGGATAATGGGAAGTTTTTTCGCAAAGAGTGGTAACAGCAGGGGGTTCTTCCCTGATTCTTCAATAGAGGAAGAGAAATCGCTTTTTACGAATGATGATGAAAAAGGTCTTGATTGTCCATGTGCAATAGAAGACAATCCTCAAAGCCCAACTAGCCCAACTTCATGTGAACCAGCAGAACCTGTTTACGATCCAGTAGAATTAGAAGACTTTGAAGTGCCTAATATTGTTCAATACAGAATGAATGTAGGTAGCGGTGTTACGGCAGCATATAATGTAACATGGATAGATGAAGCCGGAAATCCACAATCATATATTGTTCCAGATGTTAAAGGAGGTTATATAATAGATTTCTGTGCGGAGGAGTGGTCAATAGATGTTGACGGAAACAGCAATATTTTAATTAATCCTGTAGGATGCCAAGCACTAGCGTGTATAACCTTCCCAGGTTTAAGTTTTGAATTTTTAGGGCCTTGTCCAAATTAAATTAAAAAATTATGATACCAGATTATTCAGCAAGTAACGATATGTTTAAAGGGTTCAGTTCTGGATCCATGTTTTCCGATTTAAAAAACGGAAAAGAAAAAAGAACTATTTTTGGAAATGATATTCCGCAAGTAGCAAAAGCAAAGCCTGATCCAAAATCTTCAGCATGTTGTGTGACTGAAGCAGCTGGACAGCTTCCGGCAGGCGGATTCAAAATGAATGCTTTTTATTCTACTATTTGGGGTAGAAACCTAAGAAACATTCTAATTAGTAATATGGCATTCGGTGAGCAATGCTGCAATGATTAAGAGCTATGGCAAATTTATTTGGACCTGAATCAAAATTATTTGGCAAACAATCGAAAGCCGAAGGAGGCGGCCAAGGTGCCGGAGACAATTATCACGGACTAAGACCTGGAGATATTCCACCGTGGTCACAAAGATTTGAATACGACGCAGGAAGAGAGGTTCTTGCACCAGACGGAAATTACTACAGATGTCTTGTAGATCATACAGCTTCAGAAGACTTTAATGCTGATATAGCTAATTGGGAGTTATTTGGAGGTGCAGGAATTGATACTAATGATCAACTTTTAACAAGAGTAGGAGACAACCTTGTTTTATCAGGAGGTAGTAGTGGAGGTGTTCCAATTCCAGATTCAGCTGTCGATATGAATGACTTTGCATATCTATGGGATATTTGTGGACTTCCTATATCAGACATTCAACTAACAGATACTCTTGTTTTTTGTAGATGGAATGGATCTTCTTATGATAAATATAATGTTCTTGCATCTGCTTTCTTTGCAGTAGAGAATCTTGAAGTTACTTTAAACGAAGGAAACTTTACTGGTGCTCATGATATTATAATGAGTACAGAAGTGTCAGGAAACAGAAAGATCTGGACAAACAATGCAACATCAAACAATAGATTCTTCATAGATTTTGAAGATGGGGGTGCTGGTTCCGATGGAATAGCTATTCTTAGATTAGGTGCTGGAATTGTAAATAGTGGAGGATATGCATTCTTCCAAGAAGGCCTGGCATCAATTGGATACACTCAACCAGGAGAAGGTCCTGATAGTCACTTCATAACTTTAGATGACGTTGGATATAAAAGGTTTAAGTTTGAATCAAATGGTGGAACATCTTATATCGACATAGATAGTTCTGTTCAATTAAGATTTGAGCAAGATGGATTCTTTGGAACCCTGGATCCAACAAGCCTAACAGGAAATCAATTCTGGACCCTTCCTGATCAGACAGGAACATTTGCACTACTTTCTGATATTGTAGCATCATCATTACAAGATGTTCTAGCTGTTGGATATGTAACTGGACCAAATCCAATTCATATTTCTGGAGGTCAAAATTTATCTTTCCTGGATAATTTTTCAACTGTAAAAGGATACTTTAAACAAGCAAATGTAATATCAGATGCAACTGCATTTAGAAATACAGATGGCTTGATCATCGGTAAATTCGCAGATGACGGAGTAAATGAATTTGGTGTTAAGCTTCTTCCAAACGGAGGGGTTTACCTAACTCCTAGCGGAGGAGATGTTCCATTATTAAGATTTGGAAATGATACGTGGGCTGGAAGAATTGATATTGTTCCAGCAACTCAAACCGCAGTTCATACAGCAACATTGCAAGATGCGTCTGGAACAATTGCTTTTCTTTCTGATATATCGACTTACGAAACAGGTCAAACATACACTGAAACAAACGTAACAACTGATCGTGCATATGATGCAAACTCTACATCACTAGATGAGCTTGCAGACGTTGTTGGTACTTTGCTTTCAGACCTAAGATCTGTTAATATTATTTTATAATGAACTTACATAAAATTTATTAAAATGGGAAGATTTGGTAATATAGATAGCAATGCGGAGTTTCCGACAAAAAACAATCTGTCAGCAACTGTAAATCCAGCTGTTGGAGATGACAATACATCAGGATACGAAGAAGGATCAGTTTGGGTTAATACAACACTAAACAAAGTATTTCTTTGTGCTGACTCCGGAACAGGTGCAGCTGTATGGAAAGAAGTTTCTTCTGGTGGAGCAAGCACAAATGCATACAATATTTCATCTACACAATGGGAAAAAACTTCACCTGCAACTGTTTTATTAACAGGAGCAACTGCAAATGGACTTACGTTTTTTAGAGATGACTTATACGCTTCTGAATTAACTTTAGGAGGTGTAACAGGAACAGGTTATGTAACAGCTAATGGAGTTGCAACTACAACAACAGGTAGTGGTACAGGAATGACGGTCGATATTGTAGCAGATGGTGGTGGAGATGTTACTTCAGTAACAATAAATAATCCAGGTTTTGGATATACTTTAAATGATGTTATTACTATTGTACAAGGTGGTGGAGCATCTGATGATGAAACTGCAACTGTAACAGATTTAGCAAGTGATAAGGTAAACCCTGTTGTAGAATCTGCAACTTTAGATGGAGTTGTTGGTACAGGTTATGTTACTGCAAACAATGTTCCTACAACAGGTGGTACAGGAGTAGGTTTGACATTTGACATAGTTGCAGTAGGTGGGGATATCACTTCAATTACAATAAACGATAAAGGTAATAATTATACAGAAGGAGATGTAGTTACAATAGTTCAAGGAGGAGGTGCTTCAGATAATGAGACAGCAACTTTAACAATGTATTCTGCTGGTACTACACCTTATGATGAGTACAATATTGCTTACGGACTTTCAATACAGTTAACTCAAACTGTTGGGGGTACTGCTAATGTTTCTTTTGACGGAGGGGTTACTAATTATTTAGTGACTTTTAACACTGATGAGTTTACAACTGCTAGTGATTTTGTTGCAACACACGAAGCGGCATTAAACGCATTAAATATTAGGCTTTTTGCTTTAGGAAGTGGTGCTGATGGTAGATTAAGATTTTGTTCTTCAAGAGCTAATTTAATAAATATGACTATTACTAATTTGACGGGAGATTTAAGTGGTAATATAGTACAAGAGTTTACGGGTGGAAGTACACCTGTGCCTGACCACTTATTAATACCGTATACAGGTAAACCTTATTTTAATACAAGAATACAACATTATATCAGAGTAAACTTTAATGTAAATACGGGAGCAGTTAAATATGCAAACTTACAACTTCGTAGATATGAAGATGACAGTGTAATTGGTTCTGCTATACCTGTTCAAAGATATGATAGTACAAGTGGTATAACAGGGCAACAGCACGTTTTTGTAACCTATACAGCATCTGCTAATGATCCTTTTGTTTTAGGCGGTTTTTATTTTGCATTAGAAAATGTATCAAACGCAGATTGGACGATTGAAGGTGCAGTAGGTATTTTGGTGCAAAATGTTTTTGAAAAAGAAATTAGTTTTTAAAAATAGTGTAACCAATAAATAATAATAAGATGAAAGTTTTACAGAACAAAGAAACAACGCTAAAGAATCCAGACGGAGAAACAAATGCAGTTTATGCAGATCTTATTGCGGTAGCATTAAATGCTGTTCCTCAAGGAGGTATATCTCCATCTGAAATGAGGAAAAGATTGAGAATCATGAAAGCAGTAGAAGCTGCTCCAAATACTAATGACCTAATTAAGTTTGAAGATAATGACGCAGACAACTTAAAAGGGTATGTTAAAGCAAGTAGATGGGGAGTGATTCATGAAGACATCTTGGTTTTCCAAGATGATGTTGAAGGTATGAAAAGTGAATAAGATGAAAACAATAAATTTCATTCTTAAAGAATTTGGTACGCTACTAGTGGCATTTTTGGCTGTTGCTTTAGCGTTACCATGGTTCTGGATATGGGACATTATCCCGGTAGGACTATTTCCATTAGGAATAGTCTATACTTTCTCAAAACCTTTTTATGATTATAGAAAAAGAAGTTGGCCAGAAAGATTGAAAAGAATCGGTAGATGGTGTCTTAATGTGTTATATCAATGTTGGGTAGTAATAAGAAGAGGTTTCTTATTTGTTGGATTTTTGATTGATTTGCTAGGAAATGTTTTGATTGGCGAATTAATAGAAGATCTAGTTACATCAGAAGAATGTACATATTTTGGAGAGGGCGATATTACAATAAGTGCTGCTTTAGGTGATCTTAAAAAGAGGGGAAAACTAAATAAAACTGGGATACTAATATCTAATGTTTTAAGTAGGTTGGACTTTAAACATGAAGATCATTGTATTGCAGCTTACGAGTTGTATATATTTAAGAAAAACCAAAAATGATACTTGCCGCTTTGAACGAAATGCAAATAGGATTGGATGTTTTAATTGGGGCCGGATCAGGAATCCTTGGTGCTATGGGAGCATACTATAAATTAAAAGCACGTCTTGATTTACAAGAAGCTAAAAATGAGGAACAGGAAAAAGAGCTTCAAGATGTTCGAGAACGTAAAAAAGAAATGAATACCGCATTACACAAACGTATTGACGATCAAAACAATGTTATTCAAGACATTCAAAAAGAAATGAGCACTGGACATAGCAAACTAGAAACAGCTATTGCTCAAATGGAACTTAGGATAGTTGAAAAAATTACAGCCGCAATAGATAAGTTAAAATGAATAAGATCTGGAAATATCTTGGTAGTATAGTTAAGTCTGATTCTCCAGACTCATCTAAAAGATTTTTAGCTCTTTTGACTTTTGCTTTAGTTATATATGTGGTTATTAGATTTACTGGTTCTAAAAATTATGTAACAGTGCTTGAAATACTTTTGGGGTTTGTTTGTGTTATGCTTGGTGTTGCCGTTTGGCAAGACATAAGAAAAACTAGAATAGACAAAGAGAAAAATGAGGGTAGCAATTAGCATATCGATTTTGCTTATTGTTTTCTTTGGATCTACTTCTTGTGATCCAATTAAAAGACATCAACGATTAGTTGACAGGTTTCCCTATGTCCATGAGCAAGACACACTCTACATTACTGATTCAGTTTATGTTCCAAAGGTAGAGCATGATACTGTTACTCACATCAGAGAACTTCTTGATACAATACATGTAAACCACGACAGATTAGAAGTAAAAGTATATAGAGTTAGAGATTCTGTTTACATTGAAGGTCAATGTAGAGATACGGTTATGGTTGAAGAAAGAGTAGTTCCTGTACGATATTTTGAAAAGACACCAGAATGGATGTCGTCAGTAAAATGGATATTAATTGCATTGTTTATTTTAGCAGTGCTTTACTTTGTATTACAATTTAGAAAACAGAGATAAAATGTCAGAACACACAGCAGTTAGAAAATATACAGACAGAGATCTTCTTGAAGGATCTATGCTTGTAGAAGGATTTAAAGGATTTCCTAAAGGTCGATTCATCATTGGAGTAAGATCCCAAGAGGATACTTCAAATGTATATGATGATAAGTTTTATGAATATGAAAACATTGGAGAAGAATTTACTATGGATACTAGTAAAATGCTTTTCATTCGGGTATTAACCGGTACGACAAATCCAGGAATAAAAATCCTTAAAGGAGGTTTTAAGTCTTTCAATCCAAAAGGAGCAGCTGTATTAAAGTCAAATATGTGGTATTACAATGTTTGGAAGTATGGAATGCACAGAGGAAGAATGCCTGCTCTTCGTCAGAGAGGTGCAGAGGTTATTGTTTATCGTGATGGCGACATGGATGGTAAATCAGAAGAATTAGGAGAACCAATATCTGGTTGGTATGGAATCAACTATCATATGAACACTTATGATTTTTCTGATGCAAATCTAGACAAAACAATTTGGACAATTGGAGGTTGGAGTGCTGGATGCCAGGTCACAAATGAAAGAGAAGAATATCTTGATCAAATGGAATGGTATGAAGATGCATTAAACAGTGGTAAGCAAAAATTTGTTACTTACTGTTTATTGAGAGAGTTTTAGAAACAAGAAGAAAGATCTATTGATCGTTCTTTGCTTATTGGCGTTATTATGTTGGTGAATACAGAATACTTTTCACCAGTAATAATGGATGGCATTACTAATGCTAATCCACTTTCTTATGAATATCGTGAGTGGTGGATGGAGCAAAAAAGAAGATGCATAGAGGGTTATGAAGTCGGAGGAATTTATATCCCTGGCGATTATTACTGGTACTTAAACTTTTGGAAGATTCGTGGTAAGGATAAAACTACAGGAAGGAAAACATTAATACCTCCTAGATTTATCGACATGGATCTTGAGTATTTCTTAGCTGTAGAAAAAGCAAGAAGTGCAGGAAAACATTTGTGTGTTGTAAAAGCTCGTCAGAAAGGATTTTCTGAAAAGCATGCTGCACTAATGGGTAAAGAATTCACATTCTTTCCTCACTCTCAAACAATTATTACTGCTGGAGAAGAAAAGTATTCTAATGCAACTATGAGGATGTGTGTCCGTGGTCTAAACTCTTTAAAAGAAACTGAGTTTTACAAAAGAAGACAGCCAGACACTCTTGAGTATATCCAAGCTAGATATAAAGTTATTGAAGGAGGTGTTCCATATTGGAAAGGGATACATAGTGAAATCTATAACATTACATCTAAAAACAATCCGCAAGCAACTATCGGTAAGTCTCCTTCATTGATAATCTTTGAAGAGGCCGGTAAGTTCCCAGGACTAATTGATTCATTCAAGTATATTCAACCAGCACTCGAAGCAGAGGGTGGTGAAAAGACAGGATTTGCAATTATTGTTGGTACTGGTGGAGACATGGAAAAGGGTGCTGCCGAACTTGAGCAAATGTTCTATTTTCCAGAGGCCTATGATATGATGGCCTTTGAGAATGAATACGAAGAGGATGGAGGAGAAGATAAGGTCGGATACTTCTGTCCTGCTTGGAAATTCAAGATGGTTGACAAGGAAGGGAACTCATTAAAACAAGAGAGCCTTGATTTTATCAATGAAAAAAGAGAAGCAGCAAGAAAGTCTAAAAAGGTAGATGACTTTGTAAACACGATTACACAGGATCCGATTGTTCCGAGTGAAGCATTTATGAGGACCGGTGGTAATATGTTTAATCAAGCTTTACTTAATCAGCAGTTTGCTAGACTAAGAAACAATAAAGCACTTTTAAACTTACCAGACAGAGGAAGACTTGAATGGATTAAAAATGAACTTGGTAAAATCATTGATGTCAGATTTGTTCATGATGAAAATGGAAGCTTGCTAATAATGGAGCATCCGGAAAAAGATCAGAACGATGAAGTGTTCTTAAACTTATATGTCGCAGGAACAGATTCTTACGACAAAGATGAAGCACAGACATCAGACTCAAAAGGATCTTGTTCTATGTATAAGATGTTTAAAGATGTAGATTCAACTTCAAATATGTTTGTTGCTAGATACACAGACAGACCAGCCACAGCTGAAAAGTTTTACGAAGAAACTGCAAAACTATGTATGTACTATCGAGCACCAAATCTAATCGAGTGGTCAAATATCGCTATCTTTAACTGGTATAAGAATAATGGATTTGAAGGATACTTAAAATTAAGACCGGCCATTGCTTATGCAAACGTAAAAGATAGTAAAGTAAACAACAAGTATGGTGTGGATCCAGGAACAAAGAATGAATGGCTTGTAATGTATAGAGATTACATTGAAGATTATTCTGAAGTTATGTATGATTCATACCAAGTTGAAAGAGCAATTAAATTTAGAAATGAAAAAGGATACAACTGTGACATCACAATATCTTCTTCTTTAGCTATTTGCCATGCAAAAGATAACGTCAATATTAAGATCAATAAAGATCAATATAAAACGCAAAAAGAAGAGTTTTTTCATTTTAAAAGTAGTGGAGGAAAACTAATGCAAAATTTTTAAAAAAATGCCGTTACCGAATCAAAATATACCTGAAAGTTCCAAGAACAAAGAATGGATGAAACGATGCGTAAGTGCAATTGTAAAAATGTCATTTACCAGCAAGATCAGTAAGGCAAAAGATAAGTTCTGCTATGACATGTATAATGGTATTCAAAATGACCAAGACTTTGATTATCTAAGAAAAGTTGGCGACTATGAATACCCTGCAAAGATTAGATTCGTTCCATTACTTCGCCCAAAATTTGACAGGTTAAGAGCAGAAGAAACTAAAAGACCTTTCAACTGGAGAGTCTTTAGTATCGATAGTAATTCTGTTAACGACAAGAATCAAAAGAAATTTGAGAAGATTGTTTCAATAATGTCTCAAAAGAAAATGCAAGTTTCTTTAGCTTACAAGCAAGCTTTAGAAAACTTGGATATGATTCAGCAACAAATAAACCAAGCAAGACAACAAGCCGCAGAAGAGGGAGGGCAAGTTCCACCAGAATTGGAAATGCAATTAAAAGCTGCTGAGAATCAATTGACAATGGGTAGATATGTTATATCCCATGAAAATTTGATTAATGAAGATGAGCTAAAAGATATTGAGCTTTACTTCAAATATAAGTTCAAGGACTTCTTAGAGATTATGGCTGAGAAAGGATTGAAATATCTAATAGCCACTCAAAATCTAAGAGATCTCTTTAATCTTGGATTTGAAGATAAACTGATAGTTGATAAAGAATACTATTTTGCTGATTGGGAAGAGAGTGATCAGTCAGAAGATCCTGTTATCAGAAAAGTAAATCCAATGGGATTCTATTATGCTGGTGATAGCCAAGTTGATTGGGTTGGTGATTCTGAGTGGTGTATGGAAGAAAGATTTATGAGTATAAATCAAATCATCGATGAGTTTGGTGATAAGATGAGCTTTCAAGATATCGAGAAGCTAAAAAGTAGATCTTCTTATATAAACACTCAAACTGGATATGGCTATGGATATTATGGATATAACTATTCAGTTAACGGAGGTGAGTATGGAAATAATAATGTTGATGGTTGCGGACCCGATACTCTTTATGCTGGTTCTGAAGACTACGCTAATGTTATCCGTGTTGCTCGCTGCTATTGGCAATCACCTACAAAACTAAGAGCTAAAAAATCTCCAAACCCACACAGAGAAGGAAGTTATTTTACTCATATGATGTCTGAGTCTGAATCTGCAAGAACAGACAAAGGAGAAAAAGAAGTTGTCGGATACAAGAATGACATATACCAAGGTGTTCTTATTGATCAAGATATTTATGTCGATTGCAGAAAGAAAAGTGTAGTAAGATCTCAAGACAATTACGGAAGAGTTGAGCTTCCATATGTTGGGCGTGCACACAACATGTACACGAGAAAACCATACTCACTTGTTTGGGCGGCTAAAGATGTTCAAATACTATACAACCTTATTCACTATCATAAAGAATTATGGCTTGCTTTGTCAGGAGTAAAAGGATTTATTATGGATAAGTCTCAAGTTCCAGAAGGAATGTCCTTGAAAGAGTGGATGTATCAACGCAAGATGGGAGTTGGTTGGATTCAGTCGGTGAGGTCAGGAATGAATCGTCAGCCATCTTTTAATCAATTCCAAAACTTTGATGATTCAATGGGGCCAGGTATTCAATACTTGCTTCAAATGCTTCAACACCTTGAACAGTTGGCTTCAAGTATTACTGGTGTATCACCTCAGCGTATGGGGGATATTGCACCAACAGATCAAGTAGGAACAACAGAACAATCGATTAAAAACTCAGCACTTGTTACTGAAATTATATTCTATGATCACGAACAAGTAAAAAGAAAAGTTTTGAACAGAGTGATTAACCTGTGTAGAAAAGCATGGAAAAAAGGTAAAAAGGGATCCTACATTTTAGGTGACTTTGCACAAGAGTTATTAGATGTTCCGCAAGAAACTTTAGACAGAGCAGATTACATGATCTTTACTACAGATAGTGGTAAAGAAGAAAGAGCACTTCAAGATATAAAGCAAATGGCTTTTGCAAAACATCAAGAAGGAATGTTAACTTTTGGAAACCTTGTTAAGCTTTACAACGTAGATAACTTGAGAGAGTTAGAAGCAAAAGTAGAGCAGTATGAAGAACTTGCAATGCAAAGAGTAGAGCAGAATAATCAAGCAACAAGGGATCATGAAACACAGATGAAGCAGATGGATGCTGAGTTAAAAATGGCTCTTGACAAACAAGCTGATGATGCTAAAAATATGATGGCTCAAATTGAGCAAGCTAAACTTAATTGGGAAATGCAGAAGTTTGGAATGCAACAACAATTTGAACAGCAAAAACTTAATATTGAAAACACGACTGACAATAAGCAAATCGATACTGAAAGAGATGTTGAGATGGCTTATCTTGACGAGCAGAAACGTGCAACAAATATGGACTTTGTAATGGCTAAAGCAGACCTTGCTATACAGGGTGCTGAAGCTACACAGGATCAGTTAGTTAAAGCTGGACAAAAGAAAGAGAAAGTAAAGGATACTTAATTAAAAGTTGAATTTCTTATATTTGCTAGAGAAAGAGAAAAAAAGATCACAGAAATAAAAACAATGTTATGACAGAGAATAATCAAAATACTGAAAATAATTCAGAAGGTTTAGAAGTAAACTTGGATGCATTATCTGCACCTGAAGGAAATTATGATCCGGTACTATTTCCAGCTGAAAATGCTGATCCGGATAATCCTCCAGGTGGTGATGGCATTCCTGAGAATCTTCCTAACCTAGACGAGGATGTTTCAAATCAGAACCAAGAATTAGATCAAAACAACAGTCAAGATCAAACAGTTGATAATACATCAACTCAATCCGATGTACAAGATCACTACTGGATGAAGCCATTTGAACAACTCAAAGAGGCTAATCCTGAGTGGGAGATCCCGGAAGGTATCAATGAAGAAAACTATATAGATGTTCTTCAGAAGGTACTAACACCTCAACAAAGTGAACAGCAGGAGTTTCATCCTGAATTAGTAGCTATGCAAGAGGCTTTAAATACTGGTGCTAGTTTTGAACAAGTAATGAAGTCAATGCAACAAAGAGACAATGTTTCTGCGATGAGTGACAGAGAATTGCTTGCTGCAAACTATCAGCATCATTATAAGGATTGGGATGATAAAAAAGTCAACCAAGTTCTTGACAAATTAGACAATGCCGGCATGCTAGAAATAGAAGCAGGCAAATTGAGAAATCAGATCAATGAACAGCAGCAAACTCAATTGAGACAACAAGCTGAACAAGATCAAGCTAATTATGAAGAGCAAACGAAATCAATTAACTTAGAAAGAGACAAACAAATTAAAGAGTCTCTTAGCCTAATTAATCAAGCAGAAGATGTGTACGGACTTCCAATAACGCCAAGCGAAAAACAGGAGTTCGGAAATTATTTTTCAAAGCTTGTTACGCCAGATGAAACAGGATCAGCTCCAATGATGCAAATGTTGCAAAGCAACGAAACGCTAGTAAAAGTAGCAATGATGCTGTGGAAAGGTGATGAAAAAATTAGAGCAGCGTTAACTGATGCAAAAGAATCCGGAAAAGATGCAATTCTAAATAAGCTTGACAAAAAGCCTAACGGACCAAGAAAGGGTGGTGCTGAAAATGATCCTTCTCAAATAGATTTTGACGCACTAGCGGCTCCAGAAAGATTTGGTGGCTTCTAGTTAAACTTTATTTAAAAAAAAGAGAAAATGAAAATTATTGGTACTGGCACATATGATGCTAATAGGACTACAATGACGAACTCTCTTGCGGCAGCTTTATTGACTCGCCCCGAGATTGCAACAAACGTCGTGAATCTTTTCGAGGATAACTTCACAGCGTTTTCGTCTTATCTTGCCCGTAGAGGGTATCAGAAAAAAGGATTGAAGCCTGGAATGGAAACATCAGACTTCAAGGTAATTGGTAACAGGAAATTCCAATGGGCATTGAAAGGTTATCCTTTCCGTAAAGGAACAATCACTGCTGCTGTAACTGACGCTTCCGGTGCTGCAACGTCAACACCAGGAATCATCACTGCAACAGGAGGATCTGTTTTCTTGTTGACTTTGGATACAAACTTCTTCTCTCCTAACGATACGTTAGAGCTTGGAGATAGAAGAACAATCATCCAAATCATGGATGAGTATCCAGTTGAAAACACAAGCGGACAATGGGTGTACAAGTGTAAGCTTGTTAGCAATGTTGTTGGAGCTTTTGTTGATCCATCTTTACTAGATGTTGGTAAAGAAGTTGGTTTCAGCTATACAGCGTTTCCTGAGCTTTCTGAAACAGGATATGAGAAAAATACTTATCCTGAGTGGCATACGAACTACATGACAATTCAGCGTATGCAATTCTCAATTTCTGGATCTGCACAAAACACAGTATTGTGGGTTGAGCACAATGGTCAGAAATTATGGTTCAAGCAACAAGAAATGGAAATGTTGCGTCGTTGGGCTTATGCTCGTGAGAACCAATTGATCTTTGGACGTGCTTCCATCGATGCAAATGAGAACGTATATCTTCGTGACCTTAAAGGCCGTGAGATCGTTCAAGGTGATGGACTTGTTGCTCAAGGGGATGCTTCATTGAAGTTCCAGTATAACAACTTGAACATCAAGACAATTGAGAACATTATGCAGAATATGCAGCTTCTTGCAAACAATGACGGAATGACTGAGGTGTTTGTAATGGGAGGTCAAGCATTTATCTGGAACTTCCAGAGATTGATGCGTGATGTGTTCAAGTACAATCCTGAGCCATTGTTTGTGTCAAAAGGTGATCAAGAAAAAGGTGTGAAAGTTGCGTTTAACAGCTATGAAATGGCTGGTGTTCGTATTGTTGTAGCTTGGAACAAAGCAATGGACGCTGCATGGCGACCACAACAAAAAGACATCTATGGAACAAACCTTGAGTCTTACCGTGGATTCTTTGTTTCACTTGGAAACACAATTGGTGGAGATGCAAACGTAGATCTAATCGCACTTGGAAACGGATCAGATGATCGTCGATATGTGAAGAAAGTGATCGATGGTATGGCTTCTCCAGGAGGAACTGGACGTAGAGAATTTGCTTCAAATTCAGTTGATGGATACCAAGTACAAGTTCTGTCTGAGACAGGTCTTTGCTTGAAAAATCCATTTGGATTTGCTGAACTCTATAAGCCAGGAGTTTAATAAGATCATAGAATAAGAATTAAGAACTAAGAAACTAGAAAAAAATGGAAACTGTTTCAAATAAAAAAAGGTTGGTAGCCATAGATAAAAGATATCACGAGGCTCCGGTGTTTATAGCACCTAAAGAAGATCCCTCAACACGACAGGTTATTGATTACAAGTCAAGATTGACTCCAGAGTTACAGGAAAGAGTAACAATCACACTGGAACCAAAAAGAGATCGTGACGATAATGTAATTGATGAACTAACTGTACGTGCCTATCATTTGCAAGTTTTTGACTTGGACAATCCAAATGATGCACTTCTGTTTGAGGTTATTAAAGATGATCCAATGGTTGCTCACGACAAAAACGGGATCAACCCGGATCGTCATAGATTTTACATTGAAGACAAAGAGAAAGAGGCAACTGCTACTATCAGTAAGAGTAAATTGAAAGGTAAAGCGTTTGCTACCATTGCTTCATTGTCAATGGAGGAAATGATGAACTACTCAAGAATACTTGGTAAGTACACTACGAACTTGTCAGGGACTCAAATTGAAAGTGTTCTTTATGAAATTGCAGAAGAAAAACCTCAGCAAATTCTTGATGTAAGCAATGATAAGGATCTAAAACATAAGATCTTCTTGAAAAAGCTTCTTGAGAATCATGTTATCTATTTGGATAATGGTAGATACATGAATGGTAAAGACTTGATTGGTATCAATGAAGATTATGCTATTCAGTGGTTGAAGGATCCTCTAAACTCATCAATTGTTACCCAGTGGCATAAAATGATGAAGTCTGGTCCGGCAGAACCAAGAATCCAAGAGATGGAACAAGTTAAGCCTGCTTCAGAAACAGCTTCTAAAAAAGAAGAAAACGACAAAGAATCAAAGCCTGCTAGAAAGCCTAGAGCTAAAGCTGGTGCGAAAAAAGACTAATAGATGTTTGTAACTGCTCAAAATATGTTTACAGAATTCCTTGATGGAATTAACAAGGAACACACTGGCACAGTTACTCCAGATGAGTTTAATCGATTAATTAATTGGTCGCAAGACGAGTTAGTTAAAAACAAATACACAGAAGTCGAGAAAACTCAGAAGAGAATTGATGATCTTAGAATCATTGAGTGCCGTGATGAACTTGTAAATGTAGGCGTTACTGAGCCGGGAGGAGAAATATTTGAACTGCCTTATAGTCCAAATAGTTTCGTTACTACTCCTGGAAATCCTAATGGCGACAACAATGGGTATATGTTCTTGTTGAATGTTGCTTTTAAGATTGAGTACATAAACGATAAATGCGGAAGAACTGGTATTTCTGATCCTATTGCAGCTAAACCATTAAGGGCTGATAAGGAATATGCTATTGCAAAAGATCCTTACAACAAGCCAACAAATGATAGGTTGTATTACAAGATGCTTGGAAATACTATAAGATGCAAAACAGGAACGGATTCTTATGCGGTATATGCCTTGATAGATTATCTTAGGTATCCGAGAAGAATCCAAGTTCCAACTCCTCAGTCTAATGTGGATATTCCTTGTGAACTTCCGCTACATATTAGAGAGGAGATTGTAGATGTAGCTATCCGTAAAAAGTTAGGCATATATGAGTCACCAAGATACCAGCAAAAGATCGCAGAAGATTCTCAGTCAATTACATAAGTTTTAAACATTCTAAAAAAGAAAGAAAATGTTAAGAAGAGCAGCCGATAGGATCTTAATCAACAACATTGATCCGGCAATTATTACGAATGTAACACCTAATGTTACAGCAACAGTGGAAGGCTATGGCATTCTAACTGCTGCAAACCAAATCGAGTCTCACAAGACTTGTACTTCTGCTGAAACTCCAAAAGAGGTTGAAGTAGATGTAGCTATTCCAACATCATGCGAGTGTCCTTACGAGTGGTGCATGACAGTTGAATGTTTGCCGAACCTTCAGAACTATGAAGTTCAAACAACATTCCCTGCAATCCGCACTTACTGCTATGAGGATCCTGCTGGTGGAACACCAACTGCTGCCGATACAGCTGCTGCAATCGCAGCTTCAATCAACGCAGATCCGTTTGCATGTGTTACTGCATCAGTTGTAGGTACTGTGATTACACTTACTGGGAAACCAGGTGTAAACTTCAATGCTTACACTGCATCAGGAACAGTGACTGAAACAGTTGCTTACGTGAAAGCGGTTCTTGATTCTGAGTACATGAGTAGATTGTTCCCAATCCGTTGGGGTATGCAAGGTGCACAACCTAACATCCCAGTTCTAGGAGATGACTATTGTGAGTATCACTTTACGATCCGTGGACTAGAAGACGTTCAGGATGTGGATGGAGCAAACCATTACAATGAGTACGAAAAAGAAGTTTACTTCTATGTTCGTGCAAATGATCCAAACTTTGCAGCGTTTGATACTCCTATTGCAGGATTGATTCCAGTTGCAAATGGTGGTACTCTATAATGAGTATTGTTTGGACAATAACAATGATATCTATTTTCTGCCTCGGTCTGCGTGAGATTACTGACGACGTAGATGGGGGCAGAATCGGATATCCTATTAGATCTTGGTTTGTAAACAACACACCTGTATGGGTGATGAAACCAGTAATTGTTTGTTGTGCATGCATGTCAAGTTTTTGGGGTACGATAATCTACTTTTTAGTAGCATATTATTGTAATGTAGATTTTAAAGACGCAAGAACATATCTTCTATGGGTTTTTTCATGTGTCAGTTCTTCGTACATTAATACTGTAATGTGGGTTTTGAGGAATAAATTAATTGGGCTTTAAGATGTCAAAAACATTAGCAGAAATAGGTTACAGCATCAGGAATCAAATTAAAGGATATTATCCTACTGATGATGAACGCATTGATATTCAACTTGTTTATGATAAGTGTTGGGATATTAGATCTCTGCTTTTGAAAGAAGAATACAGAAAGTTCAGAAAATTAAATGATCAAGACTATACAACTGAGTGTTGCTTAGAAGTAGAGTGTGATGTTATTCATTGTAATGGATATAACTCTGGAGTAAAAGAATATTACATAAAAATACCTAAAGTAGAATCGTCGGTTGGCTATGATGCTATTAAGTATTTAGGAACAGTTGACAAAAGAAATCCATTTAGAAGAACAAGCTTCCAAGGGTTTTTATATTCTGATCATGAGAAATATACAGGTAAAGCTCCATCATTTACACTGGTTGATGATAAAGCGATATTAAAAAACCTTCCTACTCATGGTTTGAAATTTGTTTGTTTGATTGGTGTTCTTGAAGATCCTAGAGACATTTGTAATGAAGATGATCCATTCCCTATTGCTAGACATTTAATACACAAGTTAGAGTTATTGGCTATACAGCAGTTTATGAGCACAATCCAGATAGGTCCAGACGAAGGCAATAATGCTAGAGATGAAAGTCCGGATCAATTAAATAAACCAAGTAGAATTGAATAATGCCGAATATCGTTAGACAAGAAGATGTATGTGGCCATGTTACTTTTCAAAATAGATTGTACATGGGTGGTCATCTGTTTAAGATAAATCATCAATATGAATTTGATAGGATTGTTTGGTTAGAAATTGGTTGTGGATGTGGAGGAACAAAAAAAGCTATAGTTAAACACTATGGTGTTTGTGTTTCTGGAAACATATTTTATGTAGATCAAAAGTATGTAGTAGAGACAAACGTAGCGATTCCAAAAGAAAGCCAAGACTTTGATGTAGCAAGAAGAGATCAACATTTAAACCCAGGTACTGACTTTTCAGAGATAGTTGCACATCCGGATCCAAATCAAATCTGGAAGACAGCAAGTGAAATTCAGCCTACCGATCGATTTAAACATTAATATGAGATATGAGCAATTTGTCAATGATGATGCTACTTATGCATACAAGATAAATAGCTTGTCTGATGTTTTAAGTTTAGACAACTTTAAAAAGAGATCCTTCAGTTCATATAAAGATCTATTAGGAACAAAAACAGAATCAGAAGCAAAGAGTATTGCAACACATGTGTTCAATTCTTTTTTAAGTAAACTATCTACAGATCTGATTGAGAACAATGAAATATTTGTTTTTCCATCTCCTGGATTTGGTTATTTAAAAGTATCGAATACAGCAAATGAAAATCGTTCTGATTATATTTATGATATTGAATCTGATGGTAGAGTCTTTACTCCAAGATTAAAGATAAACCAAGAAATAACAAAAAGAAACAAGAAGCATTATCGTCTAAGATTTAATACTAGGTTAAGAACAAAAATGTACCATTTAATAAAGAGTGGTCATAAATACGAATAGTATGAGTCATAGTAGTTTCAATAATCCAGCCAACACGGTAAACTTAAATGTCACTGGACAATCTGCAAGCAGTTGTGATATTAATGTTCCCGGTACAGGAGATTGCTCTCAAAAGAGTTTTTCTGCTGAAGCTGTAGAGCATATTAACTCAGGTAAATATGTCTCTGTAAGAAATGTAGCCGCAAGAATATCTAGAAACGTCAAAGGTAAAGAGTTTGACATATATGATATTGCGGAATGGTGTGGTGAATGTGAGACAGATGAGATAGCAATGTATGATGCTTTTGTGAAGTACAGAAATGTAAAAGTTACTGTGAAGCATAATAAAGCATATCTACCTTGTAACATTTATAGGATCTTGAGTGTTTATAGAAATAAGTGTTCTGTTCCAAAATATGATTGGGATGGAGCTTATCTTCGATTTAACCTTGATGATCCTGGAACATTCAGTCAAGAATACACTGTTGATATAGACTACATAGGAGTAGCTGTAGATCACGAAGGTCTTCCAATGATTAGAGATGGACATCAAGAAGCTTGCTTTTGGTATTGCATGACTAAACTTTATTTTGAGGACTATATGAATGGATTGATTCCAGATGGAAGATATATGTACTTGAACGATCGATTAGGTCACTATGTTGCAAAAGCAAAAGGAAACTTTAGAGATGTTTCTCGTGACGACATGAACGAAATAAGCATGCTCCTACATAACATTGTTCCTAAAGTAAAAATGTCTAGAAATGTTGCATAATGAAAAAGGGAACAAAGACATATGTAGGACCTTCTCAAATTCATGGAAATGGATTGTTTGCTGGTGAAGATCTATCAGTAAATGATGGATTTTTCGGAACTACCCATGAGGACAATTGGCCAACAACAGATTTAGGACAAAACTATAATCATTCCGAGACACCAAATGCTAGGGTTACAAAAATTGGTAACAAGCATTTTATTATGCCAATTGATAAGATTGGAGCAGGAGAAGAAATTACAGTTGATTATCGCAAACAGCCAGAACTTGAACAACCTCAAGAAGGATGGAAGTTTGGTGGTAAAGTTTATATGGAAGATGGTGGACCAACAGATCCTCCAAAACAGAATATAAAGAATGTACTTTTAAATACTAAGGCCAACTTACCTGAAGAAAGGACTCCAATAGACATTGGGTTAAATCACCAGTTTGGAGGAGGTAAAGAAAGTAATATGTACAAATACATGTTTGCTAATCCAAATCCAGAAGGAATCTTTGGTTTAATGGGTGCAGGACATATTCCATCTGGTTTAGAAGGAAATATTGGAGCTATTATTCCTTATCAGCCAAATAAATATTGGAAAGGAGAAGCTTTCGGAGGTATATCAAAAAACTTCCCTAAATTTTCTGTAGGGTTAACTGGAACTTACAATATAGCTGATGGCAAAAATCAAAAAGGAATAAACAAAATAAAGCCAGGGATAAGAGCTCGGTTCAACTTTCAAGATGGCGGTAAAATTAAGCCTAAGATTACATTTACAAAAGATCAACTAGCAGAATACGAATCAGGATATACTGGTGAAGTTCCTTTTATGGATCAGATATTCAATGAGTATAGGGATATGAATTATTTCCCTGTAATGAATGAAGACGGATCCTTGAGTGCCTATGAAGTTGCTGACATATCTGAAGGAATAATGCAACATGGATATAGAGGTAACAAACTTGCTGAAATAACCGGTGCAGATCGTGCTAGAATAGATGAAATGTTCCAGCCTGTATATGACTATCATCAAGCAAAATATGATGAGAGAGGCATGAGAAAGATTCAAGAGTACATGGATATGGGCTTTACTAAATCAGGTGCATTCAATGAACTCATAAAATCTAATTTTGGAACAGAAGAAGGTCTTGAAAGAATATTTGGTGAACGTGCTGAAGGAATAGCCAGTAGAAAACTAGCAGCAGAAAGAGCAGCTAGAGATCTTATGCAACGTCAAAAAGAACAAGAAACAGGTGAAGAAACCTACACTGCTCCAGCCCCGCCATTACTTACTAGAACCGATTCAAAAACTGCTCAACAACTAAGGGATGAAGCTTATGCTGGAGGTCCAACTATTGAAGGTGCTAAACTCTTGGAAGAGGCAGACAGGATTGAAAGAGAGCAGCAACGTGATCAGCAGCCTAATATAGAATTAGGTTATGATTCAATGCCTGTAGTTGCAGAATCAACAGACGTGACAAACATTGTTGATAGCAGTTTTGATAATACATTTGATTTTCAAATTAAAACACCCCAACAAGTTAGAGCTGAACAACAGGCATTTGTTCGAAGTGCAATGAATGAGTATTACACAAATAGAGTTTTGTGGGAAGATGAATTAGGGCTGAGTAGAGATGATTTTATTAATCCGGAAACAGGAGATTATGACGATGTTGCATTGGTTCAAGCTATGTACGCACCAGAAATGCAACAGAAAAAAATACAAAACTTCCAGGCACAAGAGCAAAAGATATGGGATGATATGCCATGGTACAAAAAAGCTGGACAGCAAGTTGTAGCATTTATGGATGATCCTATATTAACAGGATCTCAATGGATGCAAGGAGAAGGTGCAATGGTTGGTCAAGAAGCTTGGCTTAGTGATCCAGAGAAAGCACAACAGGTTGCAGACAGATATGGAGTAACTACTCAAGATCTATATGATATTTCTGGAGATTCAGAGTCATGGATAAATGACGCTTTTAAAGTATTTAATCCATTACATTATGCAACTCAAGCAGGCGTTAGTATGAGTGATGCTGCTGATGATTTTGACAAAGGTGAATACGCTGAAGGATTAAAAGATTTAGGATATGCCGGTGCTAACCTTATTGGTGGTATTACTGGTGCTAGTGAACTTACAGGAGCGTCAAAAATGCTTGGTTATGCAACAGCTAAAGAGCTTGGAGTAAATCAAGTTTTAAGAGGAGTTGCTAAACCTAGTCAATTATTTAAAAGAAAAGATCTTGTTAGACTTACAGGAAAAGAATCATTACAAGAATTAAAAGATAGAATAGCTAGTGGACAATTTAATCCTTCTGATGCAATGTGGCAACAAGCATTAAAAAATAATGATGAACTTGCTAAATACGCATCTCAATATGGAGATAATTTAATGTATCAAGCAACTCCTTTAACAGAGGCCGCAGCATCTCAGTACAGCTTAGGAAATTTAATGACTCGTGCAAATAAAGGAAAAAGTCTTCCGACAGGAATTACAAGAGAAGCTGTAGAAGACGCTGCAACAAAATCTATTCCGTCAAGAGCAGAAATGATGAGTAATCCTGAATTTAGAAAACACTATTTAAGTTTGCCTTTAAACCAGAGAATAAATGTAAATCAAATGGTTTCTCAACCTCAAAATTATTGGCAAAACTCATTACTCCAAATAGACAATAAAATTGTAAATCCTGGTCTTAAAGACGCTTTAGGAAGAAACATGTTTAATACTGGAGAGTATTTGTTACCAAGAAAACTTGACGAATTTACTGCAATAGGTAGTCGATCAATTGATGATATTTCAGCAGGAAGCTTAATCACTCCTACTCTTATTCAGGCTGAAAAAGTTGCCGCACAAAAAACGGCAACAAGGGCTGGATCTCAAACAATTGCAGAAAGCAAGGGAGAAGAAGTTCCTGTTGAAGAACAACCAGCAGAACAACAAAAAGTACAGTCTGCAAGTGTAAATACTGATGCAGTTCAAAGTCCTGGTGAACGTGGATTGATAAACTATATGCAGATGCAAAAAATGTTTGGAGGTGCTGGATTTAAATAAACTATTAAAAAATGCCAACTAGTATAAACGAGTTTCATAAAGGAGATAATAGAGATCTTGATTTATTGATCATACCAAAGGATACTTCTAGGAGAATCCAAAACATGCGTTATATTGAGGTTGATGGAAAAACTGCCGTTCTTACTAATGTCGGTGGATCCGAAGCAAAATTTAGTTTAGAAGATGGTTTTGTTCCTGTTGGAGTTTGTGAGTATAACGGTGTTGCCTATATAGCATCAACAAACCCTAGTACTGGTCAAAGTGAAATAGGATGCTATCCTGCACCATTAGCATTGGTAAATCAAGATTGTTCTTTCTCGGGATGGGGAACTGCAAAACAATATTCCCCACTCTTTAATTTTACAGGACCAAATACACCTAGAGATGAGAACTCACTATCTCAATACTTTAGAACAGATTTGCTAGGTTTTGATTGTGAAAATCAAGTTGAGATATTTGCAAGAGAGGATTACGATGGATCTGTAAGCTTATATATGGCTCAGAAAGGATTGCCGGTTAGAGTTTACAATACTGGTTTTGATCAAGATGGAAATTGTACATCATTCAAAAGAAGGTATTGGGACAACTCATTTCCAAATGCAGTAAACCTTTTGCATGAATCTGATATACATGCTGATGTTTCTTTTCAAGGCCTTGGACAGGCTGGAAAAACTCGTGCAGGAAACTGGATATTTTTTGCTAGATACTCAACAGAAAACTTTGACAAGACTTCTTTTTTCACTGAGACAAATGCAATACAAATAACTCAAGGAACTTATTTGTCTGAAGGTATTAGACATCATGGTGATGAAGGCGGCAAAGAAACCAACAAAAGTATAAAGCTTAGGTATTCAAATATTGATACAACATATTCTTATCTAGAGATAGGCTACATGTACTACTTTAGTGACACAGTTGAATATGGAATCATAGATAAGCTTTATTCAATAGATCCAAATTTATCTACTCTTGATATAGAGATTACAGGATACGAAGGAACTTTTGAAACTGGATTAGATGAAATAATAAAAACCAAACCTCAGTATGATGGTGCTTTAACGCACACTCAATTAGAGAACAGATACTTTGCAGGAAATCTTTTTGATACTACAGACTATGGTGACGAAGCAATAACAGATCTATTTAATTTTGCTCAACTGATTGTTCCAAGTCACAATGCTACTTTGCAGTTACAGCATAGAAATGGAAATGGAGATGTAGGAATCTATAACAACGAAATAAATGTCTATAATAGAACTGGATATTTTAGAGGTGAAGCGTATGCTTATGGCATTGTCTATGTTTTAAAGAACGGAAGAGAGACACAGGCATTCCCAATTGCTGGTCGTGATGATTGGAATCTAGGTGGTACGCCAAACACAAGTGGTGTTTATAGATTTCCGAACATCAACGTGTCTCCAACAGTTTCTGGAAACTTAATTAATGTAATGGGTGTTCAGTTTGACGTTACAAATGCTTTTGCATCTATACCACAATACATTTTAGATAATGTAACCGGATTCTATATTGTAAGAGCAGAGCGTCAAGAAACACTTCTTTATCAAGGATTTACATTACCATGCTATAATGCAGCTGATGGTGCCTCATCAAGAGGTCTTTACTTTTTGATTGGTGAATATCCACAAATAGAAAAAAGAAATGAGGATGTAGTTCCAATGTTTGAAGAAGAAAAAGGAATATTAAATCAACCTAATAGAATAGCTTCTTTTCCTTATCAAACAAAGTATGACTTTAGTGACCTGTTTACTCAGGTGTTCACTTTTGTCAACCACATTAAAAGACACACTCAACAGGTAGAAGGCAAATGGGGCTTTCATTCATCTGATCATTTCTTTGTAAAAACACTTGGGATACCAAAAGCACTAGTTTATCCATTTGGAACAATTGATTTTCAAAGATTTACTGATATAGATCCCAGTAAAGAGGATTATTTTTATCAAGATCAAACATATAATTTTAGTACTGGGATAAAATATCTTCATGATGTTCATAATATAGCACCATGGGAACAAGCCAACAACAATAGCTATACATCTTATTTTAATCAAGGATCAAGAAATGATTTCGATTCAATGTATTACTTTTTAGCAGAAAATTTAGCTGATACCAAGTTTATTGAGTTGATTAATCTTGAATCGGCATATATGAGCTATATAGGCATAGATGCAGACATTCAATACGACTATAGAATGATTAACTTGTATAACACAAGTGTAGATCCTGCTAGTTTTGATATAACAGACTTGTATGATGTAAAAGCAACAACTTACTTTAAGATATCAAAGTATTATCGTATAGCTGACGTTCAAGCTAATAATGGACTGATTAATGATCAAATATTCTACAAAGGAGATTGCTTTTTGCAAAGAACATGGCACAAGCAAATGTACAATCCTAAGTATGGACCAGGAGTAAAAGACGACGGAGGAAATATAGCTGCTGGTGGTATAGACATTGGATTGTTTGATGGCTTAATTGGAGAAAGACTATATTCTTTTGGTGTTTGCTACTCTTTTATATCTGAAAACAAAATAAATACTGAGATGAGATTGGATGATTTCATCAATAAGTTTTATCCAGGTTCATATGCAGATGTTTACGAGCAAGCTGTAAAAGACATTGAAAGAGAGTCTGAGTTGCTTAATCCGGGTTATAATAAAGTTCTGTCAAGCAAGTTTTATAATGGTATAGATTTAGAGGTACCTTTCTTCCCGGAAAACAAACCTGTTGGTATTATGTTTAGCAATAAGCATAGACCAGGATCATTCTTAGATGCATATCGTGTTATCGATTTATCTGCACTGAAAGAGTATGATTATAGAATGGGTGAAATAAAATCTCTACAGGTTTTAAATAATGCATTGTTTTCTATTCAAGAAGAAGGGGTTAACAGGCATTTTGTAAACGAAAAAGCTGTACTTAATCAAGGATCATCTACAGGTGAGTTATTACTTGGTACTGGGGATATACTGGATTCTAAACATCAGAACTTAACAGACTATGTTGGATCTCAGCATCAGTGGTCAATTGTTTCAACAGAGATTGCAATATATGGTGTTGACTTTAATAAGAGAAAGATTTGGAGAATGAAAGGTAATATGCAAATGGAGGTATTGTCCGACATGCAAGGTTATCGATCGACACTCCACGAGCTTTGTGAGTTTAATAATGACGAAAGTGATCGTGTTGAATTCTTTTTAGATAACCCAGTTTGTAGAACTGGTATTACTAGTGTGTACGATAGAAAACATCAAGACATATATTTCACTTGGATATATGGAAGCCCTGAAAGACTAGATGATTGCTCTATAAAAGATGTTGGAAGAACAATAGTATTTAATGAACTTCAAGGAGCTTTCCATGGTGAAAGAACAGCTGATTCAGCAATGAGGTTTACAATCAATGAAGACTTCTTTGCGTTTGGTAAATTGTCATTTCCTAGTATGAATCCGGATCCAATTATAACATCAGTTGGTTATTTGAAAGACATCTATGAAATTGCAGGAAACGAAAATGCAACTACATTCTTTGACAATGATGATCCGGATTTATGTTTTGTGGAATTCGTAGTTAATGAAGCAGCAGATATTACAAAGGTGTTTGACAATCTAGAACTAAGTACAAGCTCAGATAACATTTATCGTGTTGTTTACGAAACACAACATCAGATATCAGAACACTTTCCTTGGATAGAAGGAACAGAAGCTAGTTATTGGAGAGATCCTGCATATACTGAAAATTTATGGAAGCTTCCAATAATAAGAACTCAAGACTTACAAAATCCTACAAATAATATATACGACGTTGACAGTAGATTCCGTGGTAGGTGGATCAAAATTCGAATAGAATGGAAAACAAAAAGTCGTATCTTTATCAAATCAGTGTTGACTCATTTTAGACAGTCGCACAACTAAAAATTAGAAATTATGCCTTGGCCAGCAATAGCAGCAATAGCAGGAAAAGTATTAGCAGGCGGAGCCGCAGCAGGGGCTGCCGGTGGAGCCGCAGGAGCAGGAGCCGCAGGAGCAGCCGGTGGAGCAGCCGGTGGTGGTGGAATGTTAAGTGGACTCATGGGTGGAGGCGGAGGCGGAGGCCTTATGTCCAAGATGGGTGGAATGATGGGCGGAGGTGGCTCTGGTGGTGGAGGAGGTATGTCAAAAATGATTCCTCAAATTGGTAAAAGTGTCATGGGAATGATGCAAAAAAACAAAAACCAAGGCCATACAGCACAGAGATCTACACCGGCTAATCAGTACTTAGGAAATCAAACAGCAACCGAAACAATGAATGTTGCTAGAGGAGGAAAGATTAAAAAACCTTCTTATCAGATGGGCGGAATAAGTCCGGAGTTTTTTGATTATCTAGGAAAACTTACAGGTCAAGGACTTCAAAATGCTGGACAGACAATGAATTATGCTGACACTCAAGGCATACAAAATGCAGTTCAGGGTGCAGAGCAATCAGAAATACAATTACCAGAAAACTTTGGCCAAGCTCCTGAAGCAACAGGTAATGTTGTTCCTGAGTTGGGTGCAAATCAAGGGCCTAAAGTTTTAGGATCTCCTGCTGCAATGGGAGCACAATCTCAAAACTTAGGAGAGCCTATGCCTGGTCAAGAGAGTCAAATGGAGCAAGTTGTAAACACTGAAACTCAGCAGTTGGAGCAAATGCAAGCAGAACAAGATGCAAATAGTACAGGTGATGCAGCTAAAGGTGCTTTTGATAAAGTTAAATCAGGAGATGTTATAGGTGCAGGACTTATGCTTGCAGATCATTTTATAGGTAAACGCTCTGCAAGAAGAGAAATGGTAAGACAAGAGCAAATAGCTGAAGGTTTACATGATCAACAACAACAAAGAGGTTCTGTTTACGCAAACCAAGGAAGTGTATATTCAGCAAAAGATGGTGCAGCAATTCCAGGAAAAATGAAACAAAACAATAACTTAACTAATATGATGAACTATCGAGCAGGGGGAATGACTCCAGCTGATAGAGTTCCAAGATCTGAAAGAGTTGAATGGGGTGAATATTGGGATAGTAAAGATACTCGTCCTGAAGGAAACTACCAGCCGGCAATGTCTAGAGACAGAAAAGGTGCAAGAGAGATTAAAAGAATGGTTAATCAAAGAATCAGACAAGGTTATGTTGATTCTCAAGGCGTTGACTATGGCCAATTCAAAAGAGTAAAAACAAAAGATTTTATGGCAGAGGCCAATGTTCCTTCTTTTGAAGATGGTGGACTTACAAAAGAAAAGACTCCGGGAAGTAATATTCCAACTGTTACAGTTCCGTTGCCTGATGGGAATATGTTTAGACCTTCTCTAAACTCTAGCCCTAATTTTGAAGAACAGAATATGCTTGGAATGATGTCTGGTGGAAAGATGCCGTATAAGAAAGGTGGAATGACTAAAAAAGGTTGGTGCTAATGGGATCTCTATTTGGAAATATGACTAAACGTGGTTCTTACGGAATTGTTCCGGGGAATGGAAATCCTAAAGCAGACGATAAACAAATGAATGCTGGTCCGGGGCATGTTGTGCCTCACGAGAATGTTGAATCAGTTAAAAAGATTGTTGCTGCATTAGGTTATGATCCAAATCAAAAAGTTAGCATGAACCAAGGCGGAGGATCCGGAATGGATATTAATATTTCATCTAAAGAGTATTTCCTGAATCAAGAACAAGTTGATAGAATGCAAAATGAATTGGGAATAGATCCAGAAGCTCTTTCTCCAAATTCTCCATACAACAAAAGAGTAAAAGGTGGAACCACTAAACAAGTAAAGGATATGGTAGATAGTAAATTATATGGGCTGATGATGAATAACAATAATCAGTATCCTTCGTATCAAAATGGTGGTGGAACAGACGTTCCATTAGAGTTTGTAGCTGCATTAATACAAAATATGTATGGAGACAACGATCTTACTGATGGTGCAGTTGAAGGTGCTCATAAATTAGCTGGAAGAGAATGGCCTAAATATCTACAAGGAAATAGTCAATACCAGTTTTTAGAAATGGATCCATCAATAATGGCTCAATATCAAAATACTTCAACATCACCAACATCACCAATATCACCAACATCAGAAGAAGTAGCTGAAGGAGAAGGAGTGGGTGCAGCTGGAGTAAATGCCAATACTCCTACCATGGGAACTGGAGATCCAAGTATTGCAGGAAACATGATTCCAGGAGTTTACAACGCTGACAATATCGATGATCTTGATTGGTCTACTATTGGAGGCGGATGGTCTGGATTATCTCCTGAAGAGATTGAGCGTCAAAAGGAACAGATACGAGCTGGTAAGCGTGGTTTCGATTTGAGAGATCCTGATAATCCAATCAACTATATCGTTGGTAAAGATTTGGATCCATATCACATGCAGATGCCTGCATCTCTTCCAACATGGGAGGAAAAAACAGGACAGCCATTACGCCTTTCTGACGATGCATTCACTAATCGTAATAATTATCCAGGTGGAAAGTTTCCAGAGGGTCATGAACTATACGATCCGGAATTAGATGCCGAATTTAAAGATCCAACAGATCCTAGAGATACATCTAAATTTGAAGAACAAAGTCCAGAAGAAAAAGCTTTGGCTGGGTTAATGGAGAGAAGTGAAGCTTTGACTCAAAGAGAGCAATTGGCAAATGCAGGGATGGGGCTTTGGAATCTTAGTCGTCAATACAAAGATCTTCCTGATCCAATTCGAGTTCGTCCTTCATCTACAAGGATGGACTATGAGACAATGAAACAAGATGCTGAAGCAGACGTAAGTAAGCAAGCTAGATTGGCTCACTATATCAATAAGCAAATGGGGGGATCTCCAGTTGGTACTACAGGCATTAGTGCAAATCAGATGGACTCTCAAAACAAGATAGCGTCTTCTTTATGGACAATGCAAAACCAGCAATTAAATCAAGACAGAGTAAGAGAAGATCAATACAATTCTACTTGGCTTGGTCAGAAGATGCAAAGAGATATGCAAAATGAAGCTGCTAGATCTGCGTTTGCAGCAGACAAAGGTGAGAAGATTGCAGGAAATGTTCGTGAGATATTTGACGCAGAAGAAGCTGGACTATACAGAGATCAAGGATTGATTAATGAAAAGTCTTCTATGGATATGGATATTGCATACATGGATTATAAATCTTTAGACAAAGCTAAAATGATGGCAGGAAAAGATCCTAACAATCCAAAAAGTGGGTATTTATCTTTTTCAGACTACATGAAAATGACTGAAGACGAAAGAAGACAGCTAGGCGAATTATATTCATCTTAATTTTTTAACTTTGAGGTTATGGCGTTAGTAAATTACATGGGTGATGCACCTGGGACAATGGCTTATCAAAGAGCTAGGGCTAGACAGCCTTTAGGTTTTACAAGATATAAAAAGCCACAAGACGCTATGCCTGGTATGCCCGACCTGGAAGTTGAAGGTCTTCCGGGAGATGGTCAATGGATGTATCAAAATCAACTAAACTATCAAACAGGACTAAAGTCTCTTTATAGTCAGTATGGAGGTGAAATGGATTGGGTTCAAGCAGATCCTAAATATAGGCAATTGGCAGGAACTCAAAACTATTATGCTTACAATAAACAAGCCTTAACTAGAAATTTAGAGTTAACAAAAGCTAGAGATATTGCTTTAAGAACTTATGGTTCCGGGCAGCAACAAGGCCAGTATGAACTGAGGGATGTTGGTGGTGGTAACTATATGATGAAGCAGTGGAATCAGGACGATAAAGGAAAAATTACTGGTACTACAAAAAAGGAATACTTAGAGCAAAGAGTAAATAACCCTAATCTAGGATATCATGATGATGGAACAGTAGGTTTAATGCCTATTGATTATGATGAAGGAACTGGGGATATGGATAAGTTTAACGCCATGATGAATGCTTACTTTAGCGATCGTGGTATTAATAGTAGTGCTTGGGACAATATAACAAAGGTAACCCAAGACAATACATCAAGTTTTGGCTTTGGATTAGGTGAGCTTCATCAATCAGGAGGACTTACAGCAAACAACTATGAACAAGTTAAAGCGGCTGTTGACTATATAAGAAAATATGGACTAGATGAAAATCATGAATACTTTCTGCGTCAAGAAATGTTTGATGCGTATCATAGAAATCGTTCATTTTCAATGCCTAAACTAAATGATGATGGTAGTTATTATAGAGATGAAAATGGACAACTAGTTTTAGAAAATAGAAAGTTTACATTTGATGAACTAAATGATCCTGATAAAATTCAAGTTGCTGAAGAGTTTTATTTTGCTTCTAGAGTTGGTGACTATGCAGAAAAACTAAAACAAAAGAAGACAGAATCAAAAAAGAGAGATGAGTGGGCTTATCAAAATTATGATCCTAAAACTGGTCAAGTTCTTCAAGATCAAAGTCAATTTATGTATGCTAATATTTCGGAAGGGGCAGGACCAGAGACAGATCAAGTTGGTGTAAATAACTATACTGAGAGTGGTGAATATGTAAATGGAAAAGAGATAGTACTTAAAGATGCTTATAAAACTGATCAGTATAATTGGCAAAACTTTGGACCGTATTTACAGCAATTTCAAGACGCTTTTGTTAAGGAGGATGGAACTACAACAATGTACGATTTAGCACAAAATGGTCAGTTAAATTTAGATGGATTGTGGACAGAATATACAGCAGACGAGTTAAAGCGAATGAGAGTTGTCGGTGTTAATAACCTTACCTTGATGAATGGCGATGAATGGACTACAAATGATCTTGGTAATCGTGTGAAAAAACAAGAGTGGGTGGCAAACTGGAAAGTCTTAATCAATGAAGACGATGATCTAGTAGAGGGTGGAAAGCTCATGGCTTTTGATGGTACTGAAGGTGTTGGAGAAATAAGACCTATAGTTAGTGGGCAAACATCTCATGGTGAAGATTTTGCAGCTCATTTAATTAACTGGAGATTACAAGATGAGCTTGAAGGATCTTATGGTATAACTCTTCCAAAAGAAGGTCAAGAATGGAAGCGTGAGTGGCTAGAAATCAATCTAGGTTCTAATATGACAAATTCAATGCATTATGCTGATTTAGCAAATCCAAATGCTAGTAGAGCTAAAGGTGCTGATATAAACATAGTTACATCAACAGGAGATTACGCTAGACAAATGAGAACGGTTAAGGACATGTTGGGTAGCGATGAAGGAATAGATCAACAAGCAACAATGCCATAATCTTTAAGAATGAAAAAGAAAAACGAAATTGTAGTTAGAAAAAACTATCAAGGAGGCGGTGATACAAATCCAACGCCAGCAGGAAACAATACTGGTGGAAACGGAGGAAATCAAGAAGCATTAGTTGGATCTTCAGATCGTGATTATTTTACATACAAAATGTATGGGTTGGATGATGAAAGAATATACCGAAAGGTAATGAACGATCCAACAATAAACGTAACTCTAGGAGATAAAGAATTTGCTAGAAAAAGCTACAATGAGACTGCAAAAAAAATAGGAATTAAACCTAGTGATGCAGATTTTGAACAAAGATATGAAACATACTCTAATCAATACAAAAACTATAAACAAGGTGTTTATGACAATGGTCTTGGTATAACTGACCATTTAAGAACATGGACTTCACCTTGGGCTGAATTAAAAGATCCAGGAGGATATCATCAGCCAAGAGTTTATAATATTTTTGGTCGTGATACCAGATGGAGGTTTGATCAGACTGGTAAAGTTATTAGACAAAAAACAGATCAGCAGTTAGCCTATGATATGGGTTACTATCTACCTATTGTAAATGAAGGTGATGAAGATAGTGGCTATGATCCTAATAAGCGAAACTACAAAACTATAGTCACAGAAGATGGACAGGAAATAAGAGTTGGTGACTTAGACAAAGATGGTGATGAGTGGTTTGGCCCTTGGGGTGCAGGTCTTTTTCCAGGTCCAGAATCAAATACAGTTCTTATTGTCGATTACGATGGAGAAGGTGTTCCTGTTGCTAGAGAAGTTTCTGCTCATGATGATGTGTATAATTCTGATGCTATATTTGCTTCAAATGGTCCTAAAGCAATGTATTCTACATGGTATGAAAACCTTTGGGACCAGGTGGTAGTTAATACTTTAGCTCAAATACCTTCTGGTATTGTTGGTTTAACTGACTGGATTAATGATGTTTTACAGAGAACGAATTCACAATATGGAATATACACTTTTAGTGGAATAGATCATGTTCCGGGAAGAGATGATGATTTTTTAGATCAAGGCGATAAGTATTTTAAGAATTTAGCTTCTTGGGCTTCCGTAAGTACTCCTCAAGATGTTTTAGATGTTTCTTGGAATGATAATGGAACTGCATTGGCATGGCATTCAGGTGCTGTTATTGGCCAAATTCTAGAAATGGTTATAACAAGAAAATTACCTACAAAGTTGGCAGCAGCTAGGGGTGTTACTGATATAGAAAAGTTACATAAGCTTCAAAAACTTGGAACAAGACTTGGTGCAGGATTAATGGCAATTCAAGCTGCTGACGGTTTAAAAAGAACCGGTTACGAAATAGGTCTTACTGAAGATCAGCAAACACTTCTTTATGGTCCTATGCTTGCTACAGCATTTGCTGTTGAAAGGTTTGGCCCAAACATCTTGGATGATGGGTTACAAAGATTTTTAGTTAAATCTGATGCTGACGAACTTATCAAAAGAGAAATTATTGATATTGCAGCTGGTTCGTTTGGAAAAACAGCTAAGGAGTTGACAGAAGAAGAAACTAAAGCTGCATCTAAGATGTTAGTTAATAGGCTTTTAGGACACAGTAAAAACTTAGGAAAGAAAACATGGGAGCTTACTAAAAGAGGTGGTTCATACGCTTATGAAAAGATGCCAACCTTTATGAAGGCAGCTTTAGAAGAAGGTACTGAAGAAGTTATAGAAGGAAGACTTGAAGGTGCTTACACTACTATTAATGATTACATAGTTAGCTCTCAAAATAGAGAGGCTAGAATTAAAGCCGATCGATATAAATACGAAGCTAAAGACGGTAAGTATTACGAGTGGGATAAAAAACATCAGCAAAGAAGAGAAATATCTAAAGAGACTTACGAGAAAAATGTAAACATGATTGAGAATATACCAGAAGGCGGTATGTTTAATTATTACAATCATAACGATGGTTTCTTTAGTAACTACTGGAATAACACTAAAGGAGAGATAGCACAAGAGTTTTGGCTTGGTGCTATAGGTGGTGGATTTATGGGTAGTATTCAAGGTATCACAAATGCCATGAATGGAAACACAAGCACAAGACCTACAAGAGATGGTATGATTGCTGACTTTATTGTTTCAGGAAATCAAGATATTCTTTACAAAAAAGCTGATGAGGCATTTGGGAAGGTTCAAGGAACAATGGGTACATTTGGTCCTACAGATGTTACTAGTGATGGTAAACTAGTAGATGAGAATGATCCGAACTCAATCAGTATTCATGAAGAGAATTACAGAATATTTAAGCAAGAGCTTGATGAGTCTGTAAAGCTTTTTGAAACCATCAAAAAAGAAATAGCAAGACAAGGCGAAAAGAATGGAAGGCCTAATCCTAGAATCATTGAAGAGATGATGTCTAACATGGAAGGTAAAGCATTGCTTAGAGAAGCCTTTGAGTATCAGAAGTTTTCACAAGGCTTACAAAGAGAGATAGAAGCCTTAAATAACGAGATGGCTGAAAATGTAGGGAATGCTGAAAAAACTGCTGAGTTAGAAGAACAATTAAAAGATCTACAAAGACAGAAAAAAGATCTATCACTTCAATTAAAAGAGATTACTTCTGGACGAAGAGTAAAAGAAAATCAGGTTAACACTCATTTAAAGCATTTCAGTGCTGAAAATGATACATATATGGTTGCTCCTGATGGATCTAATCATGTTCCTCCTGCGACAGCAATGGATGATGTTCATAAAAGATATGATAGAAAACGTGCAGAAACTATTGAGCAAGTAAAAGAAAGATCAAAGCAGCGTAAAGAATTTGAATCAAAAGTTCTTGCTGATGACTTTATGGTAGATCCAGATATTTCTGGTCAATATGCTGAAGACATTGGAGATTACGACACTGCTTTAGGTAAGATTGCAGATTTGCAAAGAAAAGCAACAGATCTTGGAATAAGTGAAGCAGGAAGAGAGAAGTTAATTAAAGAACTTCAAGCAGAAAAAGAGGCAATTCTCGAAAGCATTCCAGATAGCTCTGCTTTAGAACCGACTGAAGAAGAAGTTGCTGCATTTAAAGAGCAGGAAGAAATAATGGGTATGACTGCTGAAGATTACTGGATGGGTAAACTTGAGCAAGCTCCAGCTGGTTCCGCAAGAAACAGTGCGTTTAAGCTTTTGAACGAAATAGACAATACTATTAAGAACTTTGAAGCCTCTTCTGAGGTTAAAGTTGGTGATAATGTTCAGTGGAAAATAGATGGTAAAGAACAATTTGGAGTACCAAGAAAAGTTCAAAGCATTGAAGATTTTGACGGAGAGCAGTTTGCAATGGTTGAAGGTAGGGAAGAAGCAATTCCTTTATCTCAACTAAGTCATTATGGGAAACCACAAGGAATAACTCCTCAATCTCCAGTTGAATTCAATGAAGATGATTTCAAGTCTCTTTATTATGATACATATGTCGATCGACAAGGTAATGAGATATCGATTACTGAGTCTTTGAAAGATTTAGCATCAAGAACACTTAATGAAGAAGATCTACAGAACATTGAGCTTTTAGAGCGTTCTATTAGAAATAACTCATATGTTGTCAATGCAAGTAGATACATGTCAGAGGTTGGTAAACAACATGACATTGGACACTTAAAGCCAAGTGCTGAAGCCGAGATAACAGATGCTCAGGCAAAAAGAATCCAAGAAGAGTTAATGGACAAAGCAATTCTTTTGGAGTCTTTAAAAATTAAGCAGGGATTAGATGTAAATGACAAAAAGAATAAAGAGTCAAGACTAAGACTAAATGACTACAAGATTAAGAATGACATCATAAATATGATTACTGCTCTTCCTAATCTTGATAAAGAAGTTTACGAAGGTATTGAAGCGAATCAAGCAAGAGTTAGAGATTTATTAAATGAAGCTGAATCTTTTTATGCAGATAATGGAAATTATCCGATAGAAGCTTTAGACCAGGCTCATAAAATCATTGTTGATATTGAGTCGGATCTACACAACTTCTTAAAAGGTCAAGACTCTAAAAAGGTCGCTAAAGAGTTAACTCTATACTTTGAAAAGTATAAGAGTGCTAAAAAGAAAAAGTTAACTTACTTAAATGCTGATGAGTTTACAGATGCAAATTATGATGATGCATATACTTATCAGTCTTTTTCTATGTCAACACCGGAAGGTTTAATGACAGATAGTTTAAGAGCGAAGCAACAATTTGCAAGAGTTTACTTCCAGAACTACATTCAGAATATAGCAAGACTAGACTCTAAAAGTTTTTATTCTAGCTTCCAAGAAGCTGTAAATCAGATAAGACAAGAATCTGGAGTTCTTCCTTCTTTTGAGCAGATGGAAGTTATTAAGCATGTGTATGGGTTATTAGTGAATCCTGACAATGCTATGTTGATGGATTTAGAGGAGGCTATAACTGGACAGTCTAAATCTGATAAGACATCAAGACACATGATCAATGACTTTTTAAGTAGGTCATTATTTGTTCGTGGTTTTGCAGGAACTGGTAAAACTTCATTGATAATAAAAACAGCTTTATCAATGTACTCTAGTTACAAGGGAAGAAACTTGAATATCGATCTTTCAGCACCTAGTACTGAGTTACAATCTGCTCTTGCAAGCAATATGATGTCTATCAGACAAAATGGAACGGACCAAGGATACAATATTAATCAGCTAATAGATCGAATCAACAATAACATAGAATCATTTAAGAATACTGACGTTATTGTTATTGATGAAGCCTCTAGTATTAGTACACCTGAATTTAAAACACTAGTGGCTGCGTTAAAAGGCCAGAATGTAGCAAAGCCAAAGGTTATATTTTTGGGTGATCAGTCTCAAATGACAGATATTAATCAGCAGGCAAGAGAGCTTTTAGCTGTTGAAAGAAAAATGGAAAGAACAATGCCAACGACACAGGTATTTAGATCTGGTGCCGCTGACATTAACAACTTCCAAAATGCATTTAGAATAAACATATTTAGTGGTGAAGAGGTAACTCTTCCAAAAGGAACTTATGATTCTGAAAGAAATAATGGTTTAGAATATTTCTCCGGAAGCAAAAGCCAAATGTACGATCGATTTGCAGATGATCTAAACTCTCAAGATAAGTTTAAGCAAACAAATAGTGTCTTGATTGTATATACAGAAGCTGATAAAAATGCAGCAAAAGGATATATTCAGTCAAAAATAAATAACCCTAACCTGAATCTGGATAGTGTTATAAAGACAATGGAAAAAGGTGAAAGCTATGTTCAAGGTTTAGAGTTCCCTAGAATATTTGTAGCTATTGAAAAAGCAGATGCAAAGCACCTGTATAACAGAGCAATGCTTACAGCTGCCACTAGAGCTAAAAAATATGATGATTCTAAAGCTGGATATGCATTAGTTCTTTCTCCTACCGGATATAGCGAAGAGGGTACTCCAATAATAGTAGAGACTTCAACAGCAACAGATGATCAGATTCAAAGAATGGATAACTTCCTTTCTTCTATAACTGGTTCACAAACAAATCCAGTAGGCGAAACAGGTACACCTGGAAACAATGAAGGAGATGGTCCAAAGCAAAACACTAAACTTCAAGAACTTAGTGATGATCAATTCAAAGGAATAAGAAATCAAATCAAAAATGCTAACAAAAAAGGCAAACTTAAAAAGGCACCTGATTTAGGTGCTAAGTTTAAAGTTGGTGGAGTTGAGTTTAGATATGTAATGGATGGAAAAGGTCTTTATTCTGTAACAGAAAGAAAGAACCAAGATCTAACAAATCCAACAAAAGACTTTAATGATAGATCCTACTCTTTAAGAGGTCAAGCAGCACATAAAATAGTAGAAGCTTATTTAACAAGACAAGCACCAGGAAGAAACAAATTGTTTTTAAAGTCTGATAAAGAAGAGATTACAAATCTTATTCAGGCTTATAATGAAGCTGTAGATAAGCACAATAAGAGTAAAAAAGCAAAGCTATCTAAAATAGAACCTATTGGAGATGATGCTGATTCTACATTTGAAAATCATCCATTTATTAATGACGTAATTCAAAATGTTGCAATACCAATTGCTCAGAGACTTACAAAAGGTGGATCCAGAACTCTTCCTGAAACCATTGCTGCTGTTTACATTAATGATGTTGCAGGAACTATTGATATTGTAGATGTAGTTGGTATAGAAGATGGAATACCAGTTCTAGATATTTATGATCTTAAAACACTTACTCCTGGAAGTCACGAATTCTTTGAAGACACCAATGAGGCAGATCCTTTTGAAAAAGGGTTTATTAAGATGCCGGATGGATCTCAAAAATTCAATAATGGACTAAATGCTGCTCTAGCACAATTGGGTGGTTACGCTAGAATACTTACAAAGGGTGATGAAAAGTCTGGAAGACCTGAATATAAGATCCGAAATGTAGGCGTAGTGAAAGCCATGATTAAAGATAATGCCAGTATCGCTAAAGTAGAAGACACTGACTTTATTGTTATGCCTTATGACTCTCAAGAGTTTGCAGAGTATAAAGCATATGGAGAATCAATGGTTGATAACAATATCTTGCCTGAATTTAAAGACAAGAATGTTAGAAACTATGACGATGGACATTCTGACATAAGTCAAATGTTTGTCAACAATAATGATCCAACAACTCTTGTTGAAGTTACCGGTGTTTACAAAGATGTAAAGGGAACTACTTTTTATGAAATCAATCATGATAAGGAAAGTCCATTAACAGAAACTGAGTTTAAGCAAATGTTCTCTACACAGGACGTTACTAGTATTGACACTTTAAACCAGAACGAAGCAAACGGAACCCCTGAAAGAATCTACAAAGAAGGTGCAATGAAGCATGCTGCTGGATACACTTTTGCGTATGGTAATGCATCTCAAAGCCCACAAAAGACTTTTCAAAATACAGGAGTATTTCCTGACGACGCAATAGAATTGACGTTCCGTGGTATATCTAGAGGATTTGAAAAATGGTATGGAACAGAACTATCAGACAAAAGAATTACAGCGTTTAACTTAAATTATGATTCATATGTAGATGAGCAAAAAACAATTGTAGGTACGTTTGTAACAGAGCCAAACAAATCTAACGAAAACTCTAAATATGTCTCTTTAGTTATTAAAGATGATAGGATCTCTGGAGTTTCATACCAAGAAGTTGTACCTGGAGACAGAGCAGGAAGAACGGCTTATTGGGAGATATCAGTAGAAATTCCTTTTGATGCAGAGCCGGCTAATTATCATGCTGGTCTTATTGGTGCTGCCAAGCAAGTATTGTTAGCAGCAAAAAATCAGTATCATCCTGACGGAACCAGAAACCTGAACAAGATCAGAAAGGCAGCTGAATTCTTTGATAAGAACCCGAAAAAAGAAAGCCAACAAGGTACAATTGGAGGAGGATGGGATCTTCAGAATGATCATGTAAACTTTAAAAATGAGTTTATCAAATCAATTAAGTCAAGGCTGAATGATGGGACGGCTGCTCCTGCTGTAAATATAACATTCCACGAAAACATTGAGCTTTTAAATGATGATGGAGAGCCAGAGTTAATGAATAATGTATTGCTAGTCAAGGCAGACTCAAAAACTCTTGGTGAGATGGCAAGGTTCTATGCTGATTCTTATGGTAAGAGCGTTGGAAATGAATTGAATTTTGACCAAGCATTAAAGTATATTCAGGACAACAATTACAATGTAATAGCTACACTTCCGCAACCTGAAATAGACTTTGGAAAAAGAGTTGATGGCGGCCTAAAAACAGGAGAGCCAATTAACTATAAAGACAAAGGTGCTGTAGAAGATCTACTTAAAAAGATTAGAGAAGGATTTAAAGGCGATAAGAATGCACAATCGCAAATGAATCTAAGATCGTTTAATTTAGATCTTGCAGGATTTAGAGCAAAGGGTGCTGGACAGGAGCAAGGGTTTGTAGGTCGTGCAAAACTGAAATCTTTAAGACAAGGTTCTGTTCAGTATGGGGAATACAAGCAATCTTGGACTGCACTTAAAGGAAAACTAAAAGACAAAGGATTCCAGATAGGAACTCCTTATTGGACTACTAATTACAAGACAATAACAAACGCTAAAGGTAAACCTTCAAAGATAGCCACATGGGCTGTAGATGTTTGGAAGGTAGGTCCTGCATTTGACAAGAGTACTATTATACTTCAAAGTCCTGAATATGATTCTAATCACTACAACCTTATTAAGGGTGAATTAAACGATCTAAAGGGAACTGCTTACACTGGTAGGGATGTTTTAAAAACTAAAGCATATAAATTGTTCCAGCAAAACAGAGGATATTTAATAGATCCGGATACAAAAGCTTTCGATCAAAGATGGCCAGAGCTTGCGGAACACTTATATGTCAAGAATGAAGCAGAAATAGGATTACGTGGTGTTAATCAAAAAACCACTCCTGCCGCTTTATTGAAATCCTTAGAATCTGCCTTAGATATAATGGACAAGAAGATTTCTAAGATAATGAAAGGAAAGATTGTTCAGACTGTTGATTTTACTAGTAAGGACAAGAAGCTAAATGTAAAAGCAGAGCAGGAATCACAATTGTTAACAAGAGCAGAAGATGTAAACAATTATGGATTCTATTTGGGCACTGATCAAATTGATGTCTCTTCAATCACTCATTCTAAAGGTGGTATAGTTGATCAAACTGATTCTGACTTCTTGAGAGATCTTGGTAAATTCAATATCGATCCAAATAAGAGATCATTCTCTGAAGTAGAAGCAAGTGAAAACGATGGTGAATATAACCCTGATACAAACGAAGATAATCCAGATGTATTAGAAGATCCGGAAGAAAGAAAAGATAGCTTTATGAAGTTTGCTAAAAACATCTATGGTGATCATGGATTAGCAGACGAAGCTAAGAAACATGTTGCTCAACAGATAATTAAGTTCTCAAACTTTAATAGGGATCTCAATACTCCTGCAATGAGTATTAGTGATACAATAGCAAATGTTGTTAACTGGTATAAGGCTAAGTCACAGATAATTGAGAACAACTATTTTAATTTAGAGCTTTCTGATGGTAGTAAAGATGTAAAAACATATGCTGATGTTAATGGAACAAATGCAAGTAAACTAAAAGGTCAGCAACCATTACTTTACACGGTATATACATTTGGTAAGAACACTGAAGCATTAATATCTTTTATTAACTCTGCTGTTCCTTCTCTAAACTTGTCAGATAAAAAGATTAAAAAGCTTGGTGTATATCTAGCAGAACAAATTCAGGGTGATGATGAAATATTGAAATCTTTAAATGAGACAAGTCAGACCAACATGATGGACAACCTTGATGAAAGAAACTTTACAGATACTCTTTCTGATTTGGTTAAGCTTCATATTAGGCATACACCTTTGAGATATTATACTGATGAAAACACTTATGAAGTAGATTTAGATGGTAGAACTATTGATGAGCCTACAATCTTTAAAGTTCTTTCGGATGCATCTCAAAAAGCTAGATTTGAAAATGAAAACACAAAAGGATTTAATGATCTTCAAAAACTGAAGTATCATTTAAGAGAGATATTTAATAATGCAGGAGTGGGTACACCGACGTACAACACTGTTAGATCTTTTTATGAAGATTACTTTGGGGTTACAGAAGCAGCACAAGGACCTACAGCTGTTAGTGAATATACTGATCCAAGTAAAAAACTTTTAAGTCATGAAGAACTTAGAATGGGATCTATGGTTAATGTTGCTACTGGTAAATCAAACTTAGCTATACTAGGTTATGATCCTGATGTTGTGAAAGCTAAAGGTATAGCAAGTGACAATTTAATAAGTGCAATTATTACTCACTTTGGATCTGTTACCACAAGAAGTACTATCGATGTGTATTCTGATACAAAAAGATACACAGATTTTGATGAAGTTACAGGAGAGACATTTACTACTTCTAGCAAGTTCTACAATGCTAAGAAATCTTCTATGGCTATTGGATCTCACATATCTCAATCTATTAAATCGAGACTAGATAATACGCTTTTCTCTATTGTTGATGGGGAGGTTATGGTTTCTGAAAGGATAAGAGAGAGGTTAGTAGGTAAGAACAATGATATATCTGTAACTTCAAGTGGTGTTACACTTAAAATAAAAGGTGCACCAGATAAGCAAGTAATCAAGTTTGTTAAAGGGAAAAATAAATCTCAAATAGTTTCATTTGAACTTGGTGAAAATGTAAGAACTTCAGACATAAAAACATTGTTCAACCTTTTCAATATTGGTAAACTGGTTTACGACAATGCCATAAATAGATATATGGACACTGTTGAAGACACGGACCAAGATAATCCAGACTTAAAAGTTGATCAAGCTAAGATTGCAGAGATAGCAGGAATGTGGATGCTTACAGCAAAAGAAGCTGTTGATCCTAGCATCTCTATCAGAAGTCTTCTTGAGAAGTATTATGAAGAGAATGCATACAAAACTGAATCTTTAGATGAACTAAATGAAGACTCAACAATAGATAGTGCCGAAATTGGAGAAGAGTTCTATAAGCCTACTGACATGTGGAGACTTACTCAGAACCTTGGTAAAGTTCAGTCAGATAGTGAGCTTGGAAATAACGCCATGTGGTATTACACTGTTGATGGTAAAAAAGTTTATCGAAATGTTAATGCTAGTACTATCGATCGACTATTTCCTAACTCACAAATTAGTGGAAAGAATAGTGGATCCGGATTGAAAGAAATGGTTAAAACAATTATTGAAAGAACCACTTTTGATGAACTATCAAACAATCCAAACTTTGAACTAACACAAGATGAATCTGGAGCTTATGGCTTAGAAGTTTTAAATCCATATCTAAATCCTGAATCAGATTGGGAAGTTGTTGACATGGTTAGAATGGGTGGTCTAGCAAATGAAAGAAATGGATCTAGACACGGAAGACAAATGACTGAGCTTGATTTTGCTGAGTTCGTAATAAATGGTCTTTTTGTTGAAGATGTAGCTAGAGGAAATAGAATTCCGACGTTTAGACTTCCTTATCATAACACATCAAACAAAGCTGGTGTCCCGGTATTTGATATAAAACTACCTAACAATCCATTTACATTAAAAGATGGATCAATAAGTGTCGATCGTCAATGGATTAAGGATAATGTAATCAACATTTTTAGGATCATTAACAACCAGAGAAAAAAGTCAGCATCAAGAATAGTTGACGTTATTGGAAATATACCTGGAACAAAATTACATCAAGTAATAAATGATACTACACTGGACGCACAAAATGCTTCTCAGCAATACAATGAAATTGTTGAGTCGTTTATAGCAGATCCTAATACTATGAAATGGTATTTAGCTGATTTGCAAACAGGTGCTAATCGATTGGATATTGTAGATGCATTTAAGAGATCTGATTTAGTAATAGACAGTGACTATACAATTAGAAAACTAGAGGACGGAAACGAATATGTTTTTGCTGGTCCTAGTGCTATGATGGAGTTTGATAGAGTCTATAACTGGAACAACTTTAGTAGGTTAAAAAGATCAGCTGAGGTTCCAAAAGCCAAAAGAGATCTTGCAGAACTTATTGAAGGTGGTTTTTATGATGAAGAGATTAATGCAGAAATTAATACTGCTGCACAAGCAGGAGTAGATTTGGACTTTAATGCTGCAAAAGATGTATTCTTTGAATCTCAGTTACAAAAAGATCTAAAAGAAAAAGGCATTACAGAAGACAAGAATGTTGATGAAATGATTAAGTCAATATTCTTTAGAACTCATATGGATGCTGCTAACCACTTGAAAAAAGAGGTTAAGCTATGGAGAGAACGAGGAGGAACAGCTACTGATAGAATTACTGAAACTGATTGGGCCTATCCTGATATGACTAAGAAAACTCCTAAAGGTTATACATGGTGGGATGTAAACCCTACATTAGAGTCGTTCTTCTATATGTATCACTTTAATGATTTCTATTTAAGCCAGATTGTTGACGGAAATACTATGCAGTATAAAGGTGTTGACAATTACTTTAAGAGAGGTTCCGGTGCCGTGGCACCTTTATGGGTTGTTGATACGAGTACTCCAAGAGGTGTTGGAATGAATACGAACATTGCGATACTTGAAGATATTTCAACTCAAGAATACGATCAGTTAAGAACTATATTCAATGCCAAATCAACAACAGAAGACACTGATGGTTTGTCTTTTGAAAACCCAATATACACTAGGTTGCTCAAGAACTCTCTAGGGGGTAATGAACTTGGTGTCATGGGTGTAGGTATGGGTAAACCTGTTTACAAGAAAACAGATTTAGCGACTAATGATAGCTTGTATATAAAGTATGCAAGTCTTGAATTGACAGAAGGTATTTTAAGGAACTCTGCAAAAGCAAGAGATTACTTCAGAAAGATGATGCCTGGACCAGTTCTTCAGCAGCTGTATAGATCTTGGGAAAATGGAACTAGAACTCTTGATGAAATTACAGAAGAAGTTATTTCAACAGGAAGAGCTTCAGAAATACTTGGACAAGCAGTATTTAGATCTGGAGTGAAGACAGGTGCAAGAGCAATACAAAATATCGATGATGATGTTTGGAATGTATCAACAACTCTTGATAACAGATTCTTTGGTATTCAGTTAAATGCAGCACAAGATGTTGAAAAGACAGATAAGCAATCTCAGCCTACTCAGCTTTTAGCTGAAATGGGTGTTGGATCTCAAAACATAGAAAGGGTAGGTCAAATAAACAGCTTGAAAGCTAAGATATCTGATGATGCAATCAGCAACATGATGAAAAAATTTGTTGATGAAGGCGGATTAGATCCTGATGCGTTTGCTAATTGGTTGAAAGATATAGGAATTCAGCAGGCAGAGCAAGTTGGAGAGTTAACTCAATACACTGAGCTTTTATTTAAGAGTAGGCTAGATGGTAATATTAGCTTGAACTTACCTAACATGGGTAAGATTAAACAGCAGTTAATTAACCAGGTAACTAAGCATGCAATTAGACCAAAATCAAATGGAGTTAAAATGAGTCAAGCTCCTGCATTCTTCTTTGATGTTTATGAGTCTGAGGATGGTAATATCTATATGGAAAAAGAAGTTGAAAAAGGAGAGTTTGGTGATACACCTCTTACTCAACGTCAGCTTCGTCCTATGGAGTTTTACTATGCTGATCAACCAGGTGTTAAAATAGAATCACTTGAAGAGTTTGATAATGCTGTTGCTGCTCAAAATGTATATGTTAAGCCGGCTGAAATTATTCTTCCGTTAAGTTATATTGATCAGTTTGGATTTAGAGAATACCTTGAAGAGAACCCTGACTTCTCATTAAATGATGCATTCATGTTTAGAAGAGCAGATGGTAAGCTTGTAAACTTGAAAAAGGTTTCTGATGAGGATCTTAAAACATTTATTGAATCTCAATATAGATCAGAGGAAGGCAAGAATGGAGACACATTCATACAGCAAAAATACAAGAGTGCTGAAAAAGCAATAGCTTATGTTCAGAATCTAAGAGAAACTACAAAGCTTGTATTAAACCGTGTACCTACATCAAAGGCTTCTGGTGGTTTTATTGGTGAAGCAATTGGATGGATTAATGATAATGGTAACACTGTTTACACAAGTTCATTGAAGAACATCTTAGATGGTGGTGACTACGATATCGATGCATTGAGCGTGTTCTTTAAGTCTGTTGGAGATACTGGTAGGATTCTAGATAAAGGAGTGAAAGGAGACATGAATTCTCAGTTTGATTTAATGTATGAGTATTATACAGATCCTTCAAACGCTAAAATCTATATGAGTCCTATTAACTTGAATCCTTTAAGAAGACAAGTTGCGGACAAAAAAGCACAAATGGAAAGGTTCCAAAACAACCATCATGATTTCGGAACCAATGCATTCTACTATGACAACATATTTGAAGGAGATAAAATGATTGGTGTATTTGCCAACATCATTAAAAACTTCTCATATACTACACATGCCTTAGAGACATTAAAAGCTCAGAACATTCAGTTAAACCAAAGACTGGCAATAGAAGACATTGATTCTAAGGTAATTGCAGATAGACTAGAAGGATACTTGAATGCTGCAACCGATAATGCCAAAGAACTTATCCTTGGTACTTTAGGTGCTACTATTGAGTCTAGTAACATCATAGGTGCAGCAGCAATGTTAAATTACACTTATGATCAAATAAGTACATTGCTTGATCAAGACTCTGTAAGACAAGTCTTTGATAGAATTAAGTATTCTAGAAGAGTTTCTAGCTTTAAAAAGATGACTATAGCTGATGCTATTGAAGCACAGAGAGAGTCGTTAGAAGGAAATGCACAAGATGAAATGGATGCCATAAAAGATAAAATGGCTCTAATAGAAGCTACACTGGCACAACCAGATAGCATTGTTCCTCCAATATTTGAAGAAGCAGAAATAAAAGAAGATGGTACATACGTTGTGTTGGTTACAGATCGTATGGGGCTTCCGGAAAGATTTGAAACTTATACTCCTGAACAATATCAAGAAATCAAACAGAATATGATTTCTAATATGGAGAATGAGTTAGAGAATCTTAAATCCATAGAAAATGATCCGGAGCCGTACATTAGAGAACAACTAGATCAACTAGGAAGGTTAGAAGATCTGTCTCATTTAGGTGAAGCTGTAATTAGATTAAACAATGTAGTTAAGTTTGATAGCCAGGGTATTCCTGTATTTGATTACAAGTTAAATCAACAATTAGGTCAAATTGAATATGCCCTAAATCAAACTATAGATGATTTCACAAAAGGTAGAACTAATGTAGATCCTAAATTTTGGGAATCTAAAAAAAGATTCTTACCGGAAGAGGACCTTGAAAAGTTGCGATTAAAAGAAGAAGCAATTAGAAGCTACATCGATATACCTGGAATTGTTAAGGCACTGCCTCATGTTGTTAGTTATTTGGATGCGGTCAACAAAATGACTCAGTGGATGGATGTAACTTTCATTAAGAATAGTGAGTTCGTTCAGGGGTTAATGAAAAAGTACCTAAGAGATAACAAACTAAACGATTGGATGAGTGAGCAGTCTTACTATTCATTCTTCAAAGAATTCGATAAGTTTAATGTTTCTCTGTATTTTTCTACTAATTACAACAAGAACACACCTGGACTTACAATGCCTCCTTTGTCTGGTACAAAAGCAGTAGGAAGCTACGATCTTTCTACTACAACAGGAAGATATAGGTTTGGTACAGAGTTCCCTTCTTATGTTATGAAGCTTAAAGAAGATGCTTATGGAAGTCCCAATCCTTCAGGAGAACAAAAGTTATTAACTAACAATGTTTTCTTAGACAACTTAACAATTAGAGATACCAATATAAATAGCGTACTTGAAATTAAGAACGCTAGTAAATTAACTAAAGGTCAGCTTATTGATATGAGGGCTGACTTTGCAAAGCTACCAAGAAACTTAAAAGAAAAGTTCTATGCTTATCAGTTAATGAAAGATGGTTTTAACTTTAAGACAAATACTCTTTACCAAGCTATGGATAATGAGATATTTGTTAGATTCTCTGAATTCTTAGATTCCGTTGAAGAAGCAATATTTGATAATCCAGATCTAACCTTCAAGCTTAACACTCCAGAAGGAACAACTGTTAGTAGATCCTATGAGCGAATGATGGATGTCTTTATGCAAGATGCATTATACAATAGTGATGATAAAGCTCTTCTTCAGAATTATGAATTTAGAGCAAAACTATGGTCTGAAAATCCGGAGCTTGCACCTAAGTTCTTTAAAAAGAATTTAGAACGTAGCCAAGGTTTAGCAGATCATGTTACAATGACAGATCGTGACACTGGTGAAATGTATATGTCAAAAGTTGCACAAACATTTAATAGTTACAATCCATTAGAAAGCAACCTAACAATGGTTGGTAAATGGGAAGGGGGACGTGACTTTACTCTAAAAGGATATCCTCAAGTAATGAAGAAGTTTGGTGATCTTCAAAATTACATTGATGCTGGACAAGGAAAATCAATAAAGATCACTTTCAAAAATAGACCTTCTTATAGATCTGGAATAGTTTATATGCCAGATGGATCTACTATGCATATAGATAGAACTGGAGGTGTAGTTGGAAATACTGTTACTTTACGTCCACACGTCCCTAGTGCTAAAGCAATTGATGAGTATAGATCAAATGACACAAAAGAAGGATTGCTTAGGGCCATACAAGAAAGAACTAAGCATGATGGCCACAGGCTAATTGCAGACTTGCTATTAAAAGCAAATGAAAGTGGATGGCTTGATAAAGGATTAGTTTCTTGGCTTCGTACAGATGAAGACGCTGACTTTAAGGAAAAAGCAGATCAAGGTGCCACAGTTGGAGGGTATTTCAATTGGGGTACTACGGGGATTAAAATTAATCTTGACACTATATATAATGGAAAGGTTAATAAATCAGATCCTAGTCAGTATTCTGAACGAGTTTTCCTACATGAAATGCTACATAACTTTACTGTTTACGCATTAAACATAGATCAAGATATAGATCTTAGTAAGTTTAATACAGCAGAAAGAGCTAGAGTTGAATCAGCATTAAAGTATCAACGTGATATCAAAAAGCTTTATGATCATGTTAAATCAAAAGCTGATGTAAAAGATGCAGAAGGAAATCCTAAATTTGAGAATTATGGATTTAAGAACCTAGATGAATTTGTTGCTGAGGCGTACACAAATGACAACCTACAAAAATTCATGAAGGGTATCGATGGTATTCCTGAAGCTGAAATAGAAACAGAGGCTAAATCATGGTTGAGTAGTGCTTGGAATCAGTTCTTGAATGGAATTAAATCTATGTTTGGTGATGGAACTCCAAATCAAATCAATGCATTAGATCAAGTTATAGGTATAACTAATGACTTTATTCAGGAAGGTAAATATGAGTTTATGTCCGCAATGGATATAAATCAAGACAACAAAATTGTAATAGATCCTAAAGGAGGATCTTATATGATAGCAGAAGCTGAATATGATGTTCCGGAAGCGGCAGTTAGTAAAGACATTATTAACTCTTTACAACCTTCTGGTGTTATCAAAAACTTCTCTGAGTATCGTGTAGATGAATTAATTGATACGATCTATTCAAACATAGATCCTAAAACAAAGACTTACTGGTATAGCGGTGAAAAGTTCTACTTTAAGGACATGGATGAAATGGCATCTAAGCAGTTCATTAAAGAAGAGATAGTACCTAAGTTCACAGAGTTTGAGCAAAAGTACAAGAACACTATGATGGATTGGCTTTCTTCTGGAGCAGAAACAAACCCTGAAATATCAAAAGACTTTTTCCCTACAAAAGATAGAAGATCTAGATATAATGCTGATGTCTTAGCTGAGGTTAAAAAGAAGATGGACTATGATAAGACAGATGTCTTTATGAGGTATAGTGAATTTAAGGACAGTGGAAATCAACACATACCTTATATTGAGGCCTTTGAAGGATATGATCCTATTATCGTTATCCATAAATCAATTGATGACGCAGGAAGATCAATATCTATTTTTGATATCACATCTTTAAGACTTGGTAAAAAGTTCTTGGGTAAAGGAAACCTCTTTAGAAACTTCATGGACGACAAAGAAGCAATGAAAAAAGGTGTTTCTTTTGGTAACAATGAAGGGGATATGAGAAGAATGCTTTTGACTCTACAAGTCATGGCAATGAAGCAGGCAAATCCAGAACTAAAAATAAAGCTAGTTGAAGTTATGGGTGTCCACTCTAACGATGTGGAATCATCTTATGTATTGATGGACAACTATATGGATAATATAAAGGCAATGAGAGAAATTGAGCCTTTGTATGAAGCTTTATCTCCTGAAATCAGAGATGTAATAAATGATGATACTCTTTATGAGGAGGACTATGACCAGCCTTGGTTGTACTCTTTAAGAAGAGAGTATCAGCAAAGACAAGTAGATCTTTCAACTGACAATCCTAATTCTTGGGAGTTTAGAACTATGAAAGGTTCTGTCTCTAGGATAGAAGAGTATCTATCAGGCGTTGGAAGTAGAGAGGATATTCTTGAAATGGTCAAGTGGCATATGCTTAGGTTAGAAAAACAAAAGAATCCAGAGTCTTTAAAAGATGATAGAGAGTATGCTTTATTAGGTGCTACTTTAAAGCAGCTTACAAAAACACCTGTTGCTTTTGAAAGAATCAGTACAAATGACTTGAATCTTATAACATCTTATACCGCAACTACTCATAATATTGAACACGAGATAGTAAATTGGGTTCAAGAAAAAACATATCAGACTTTATCTAAGAATGTTGATACTATTAGTAAATGGCAGAAAAATGAATTTAATCCATTACTTAGAGCTTATGATGAAAGATATTTCTTGAAGCATCCGGACCAAAGAAAATGGAACTTCTTACAAAATTTAGCTGGTGATAAATTCAAGCCTTTATTTAAAACTAGAATGATAAAAGACATCAATGGAAATGATGTAGAAGTAAATTCAGGTGAAATACATTGGGACAAAAATGATCCAGAAACTAAAAAGCTTATTGCTGATGGAACATTAGCACCTGGGGATGTAGAACTTGGTAAGTTTGTAGTTGACACTCTAGAAAAAGAGATGATCAAAAACTTAATCCATCAAAATAGATACTTCAAAAATAAGTACACTGAACAAGATGCTAGAGAGCAGCTTGAAAAGATTTGGAGAAAAGGTATGGTTCCTATGATATCCAAGTCAGTTAATGAAATGCTCATGAAGATGGATACTAAAAATGCTAAACAAGCATATGAGAAGTTTATGTATCAGCTTTCAAATATGGATGATCTTTATGATGAGGCAAATGTAAAGCAATCAAAAGATTCTAAGAAGAAAAAAATACTTACAGAGATGAGTGATATATTCATGAGTCAAACTGGAGTACAATCTGATGTATTTGGATCTGATACTAGAATGAGTATAATGGGTATTGATAAGGCTATTGGTGGTCACATTCTCACTGATCAGTTTGCTAATGAATCGTTAAGTACAAACCTCGAAATGATCATGAATTTAATGATGTCTTCGAGCAATAGAAAAAGAATAGTTGAATCTGAATTGCTTCCGATTATCAATGGAGGTCAAGCTATACTTCATAATGCAGAATTAATGAAGCTAGAAGGTGATCAGGAAAAATCAATTCAATATCTAACAAGCTATGTTAATTCTGTTATTAAAGGTCAAGCTGAAACAACAGATATCAATTTAAATCTTCCATTTAAGGAGGCCCCTGTAAATGTAGATAAGTTTGTAAATCAAGCATTACAAGTAACATCAGCATTTAGTTTAGGATTAAACGTACCTCTAGGTATGACATCTGCTTTAATGAATGCAAACCAATTCATGAATACAGCAATTGCTAATGACATGAGTGGTTCTGGTGTTTATGGGCGTAAAGACGCACAAAAAGCATTAAATATGCTTGCCTCTAAAACTGGTAGAGAACTGTTTGAAGCTATAATGGAGGAATACCAAGTTGCAGACATGACTGAAAGAGATCTTATGCATAACCCTAGAAAAAAGGTAATGGATAAAAATCTATTCACTAGTCATACAATGCACTGGACGAACTGGATTACTGACTATTATGTTAGAGGATTAGCTGCTGTTGCCGCTATGCAAAAAGATGGATCAATTGCTGCTTATTCAGTTAAAAATGGTAAATTAGCATACGATGAGAACTTAGATCCAAGATGGGAAGGTGAAGATGGTCAAGCCATGAAAGAGTTCATAAAAAATAGACTTGTAGAAGACGGGTTTATGAATTCTGTAGATGAGGCTATGCCACGAGGATATGAACTTATGATGCAAAGACAGCTTAAAACAATAGCTGACAAATACATAGTAGGTTCAATGGATGCACTAACCCAAACCAGACTGTCAAGAGGTACTGTTGGAAGATTGTTTATGCAATATCGTTCTTACTTACCAGATAAATTATACAATTACTTTGATGTTGAGAAGTACTCTCCTGTTGAAGGTGAATGGACCAAAAAAGATGGAGAGTATGTTTGGGAACAAAGAATGACAAAAGGCATGGTTAGATCTATGTCAACTTTGTTTACAGAACTTAAAAAGGCCAAGTACAATGGAAAAGAAGCCTGGATGAGTATGTCTAAAACAGATAAGTATAATGTATCACGTTTACTGGCCGATACGGTATCAGCTGCTATCATGTCTTTCATTTACGCAGGATTGACACAAGTAGATTGGGATGACGATAAGAAAGGAAAACAAAACTTACTTCCAGACTCAAGATTCCTAAGAACATTAAAATATGGAGCTTTAGATTTAATGCTTTGGCAGCCATCTTTAATAGCAGATGCTATAGTTAGTGTTCCACTACTTGAAACAATAGGAAGATATTGGGAAGTTGCAACTGGTAGCTGGCAAGAAATAGACAGGTTAGTTCCATTTAGTTCAACTGTTAAAGCTGTAGGGGAGGTAATCCCGGAAGGTGAGGAATAAAGAAATGTGATATGATAATTTATCAAATAACAGATTGCTCGGGAACACAAATCATTTATACATTAAGTGATCTTGCTGCTTCCGGGCTTGGATTAGGTAGCTATTTCCAAACTCAGGAGTATCCTGGCGTTTGTTTTCAAGTTACTCTAATCACTGATGATACTCAATATTCTGGACCTACAGAGAATATTACTCATGTAGGTCCAATATTTAGCAGCTGTACTGATTGTGCTGATGGTACACTAGAAGGATGTACAGATCCTGTAGCGTGTAACTATAACCCTTGTGCGACTATCGATGATGGAAGTTGTACCTATAATAATGTGACAATACGGATTCTTTGTAATGATCCGATTACCACATGCGATATTAATGCAAATTGTAATTAGACATGATAAGAACGTATTATACTACTAGATCCGCAGGAGAAGTTAGAAGATTAGATAATTTTACGCTTCCCTGGATTGATGTTTCTGTTGCAGCAGCAATTGATGGTTTTTTAGATGTAATGGCTTTTCCACAGGATCCAGATAAAGTGATTGCTGTTGGTAGAAACAATCAAATTTACAAATCAATTGATGCTGGTGCAACTTGGACAGCAGCAGGAGGTAACTATGCAACTGCTTACGATGATGAATATCCTGAAATATGGATTGTTGATAATCAAATTTCGTATGTAACGGGAAAAAAGGGTGGTGCTATTTTTAAATCGGTTGATGGTGGTGATAACTATAATATTGTTGGATACGCCACACCAGGAGGTGTAGAAGATCTAAATGCAGATGCAAGTTCAATACATTTCATAAATGATTTAATTGGTGTTGTAGGTGTTACTAAACTCGGTGCACTTCAATCTGAAGTATGGAAAACTACAGATGGTGGATCCTCATGGACCTTATTATATACAGGACTTCAAGGTGGAATTGGAGGTATCTACATTTCTGATAATGAACAGATAATTGTAGCTATTGGAGCAAACAATATATATAAGAGTACCGATGGAGGTACAACTTTTCCAATAGTTCATTCATCTCCAGATCCTGATCTTGACCTATTAAATCACTTAACTTGGAGGCCAGATGGAGTGAACATGTGGGTTACAGGTACGAGAGAACAGTTTTTAAGATCTACTGATTCTGGATCTACATGGACATTTATAGAAGGACCAAACCCATCAGGAGCTAGTCTTGACGCTGCACATTTTTATGATCCTTTAAATGGATATATTTCATTTACTCCTAGTCAGATAGATGTAACAACTGATGGTGGTCCAAATCATAGTGTGTCTGAAGCACTCAGTATTCCTTTGTCTATTTGGACAGAAGAGCCTGCTCCTCTTGATTGTTATAGATTAGATCCTTGTGATCCTTTAGTAGATCCAGTATTGTTGGATGTCCAAGATGGAGTTGGTGTTGATTTAAGCACTGCTATAGGACAGGTAATAAACATGAGTGCTACAAGTACAGGGGAAGTTCCAATTGGATTAACAGGATGTTATACTGTTACTCTTCAAGAATCTTGTGGTGTTAATGCTCCGGAGTGGATTGTCAATTCTTTTACATTAGTTGGTTCAGATTGTGCAAGTTTTGAGCTTGAGACATGTCCGGTAGAACTTCCTTTAACATTAGTTGGAGACACTACCCAGTTTCAAGTTACTGTCGTAAATACAGGATCAGATGCACATGACTTTAGCTTTGCTTTAGGATCGTGCACGACAACAGGGCTTTCAATCATTTCTTCTTCTCCAATTAATGTACCGGCAGGAGGCTCCGGAGTTATTGATTTGGAATACACTCCTACTTTAGCTGAACAAGGAACATGTGAACTTCAGGTTACTGGACCATGCGGAACAATATCGTGTGATATTTGTTTTAGTGCTGTAGCAGTTCCTGCTTGTCCGCATTTCAATATATGCATAACAGGTCCTTCATGTGCTCCTGATTGCATTAAACCTGGTGAAGTAATCTCTTTTGATCTTGGTGGAACTATAGATCCTGCTGCTTACCCAACAGTGATAACATTCCAAGTTGTAAACCAAGTCACTCAAGAAGTGGTATTTACTGTTGATTATAGTGTTGCAAATGACACTGAGCTTGATGCTATTATTATCAATGTTCCTGGTCTTCCTCCTGGTAAATATTGTGCAGAAGTTTGCCTACCGGGATGCAACACCAAGCGTATCCTTTGCTTTGATGTGTGTGAGCCTTTTGATATTTACAAAGACTCATGCAACAATTGGCATGTACATCGTCCTCCAGTGTGCGAAGTAGAAGAATATTTGGTATCTGTAAAACCATTGGAATGCGGAGCACCGGAAGACGTTGTTATTGATGATGTATTATGGGATGTGTCTCAAGACAATACATTTGAATTTGAATTACCTGGAGATGGTATTTACATCTTTGAGATGAAGGATCCTGAAACAGGTGAAGTTGTTCATAGCTTTTCTGCATTTGAAACATGTGCTCTTCAAGAGTGTTATCACATCCTTATGGATAAGATAATGTGCTCTTGTTCAGATCCTTGTTGCAAGCGTTGTGATGGATCACCAGAAGAACATCGTGAGTTTGCACGAATGACTCTTAATAAGTTGGTTCCATTGTATATGACATATCTTGGAATGGCTTATAGAAACAAACTGTACACTGTTGGATCTAAATTAGTTCAGGATGATCACATGTGTTTCTTACATGATGCATGTGCAATCCTTGCTAAGATTCATGATATTATTATGGACTGCGGTTGCCTATGTCCGGAGCAGAAGAACACTGCGACTAATAGAGGTGATTGCTCAAGCTGTTAATTATGACCTGTTGTGAAGAAATAACAATAAATGATGTCTTGTTCCAGAACTATTGGGACAAGATATACCCTATGCTTTCTGATCTTATGTGTAATGCTGAGAACTATGAAGTATTTGGGAATCAAGATGGTGCCACTGAGTCATATGATATGATGAATGATCTGTGGTACATGTTTGTGTATGGTCAAATTGCTTTTTACGAGCAGCAATTAAAGCTAAAGAATATATATCCGGAGACAGCTACTGATTGTCCAGACAAGCTTCCTACTATGAAAGAGATTTGGGACCAGTTTGGCTTTGAGTGTATGACTGAATATTTTAAATGCAAACACGGCATTGATATGAAGGGTATATTATCCAGTGTATTTGGATTAGGTACAAGTATAGGGAAGGGAATCGACTATATGCGTATCGAAAATAATGATGATTGTATTCCACCATTTAAAATTGTTTAGTCATGGCTATCCAAAGTAGAAATTACTTTTTTACACCAACCGTGAATACAGAGCGATTCCTTTCGCAGGATGAGCCGACGGAACAGGTGATGAGAAACTTTGCTGATTCAGTAACATTTAAAGTAGAGGTATCTGATACAGCAACAGAAACACAACAAGGTCTTGTAGAGACTGCAACTCAAAATGAATATGATAATGGTATTGACAATAATGCAAATGGCTTTGCGTTGTATGTTAGACCATCAATGATCAAGACTGCACTTGACACTGTTACTACTTATTTTCAGAATACAATTGATATCATTCAGAATACAATAACAAGTATTCAAGGTGATATAACTAATATTCAAGGGGACATTGTAAATATAGAAAATGCGGCAACGGAAAATATGCCTATAGGAAGTATGATCTTGTATCCTGTATCAACTCCTCCAAATGCTAAATGGTTGAAGTGTGAAGGACAGACTTTAGATAATACATTGTATCCGGATCTATTTGCAGTTATTGGGTATAACTATGGTGGTTCGGGGGTGAACTTTAGTCTTCCGGATCTTAGAAAGAAATTTGTTGCTGGTTTTGATGATGGAGATCCTGAATACCAAAATATTGGTTCAGGTGCTGGTGCTAATAGTGTTACTCTTACAGACGCTCAAACTGCTGTTCCTGCTCACACTCACACGGCATCAACATCATTGAATATTGTAACTGATGGTCAGCACTCTCATGATGCAATAGAATTAAAAGATGCTGGTACTGCTAATGGTGTAATTTCCTTTAGAAGTGTTGATAGTAGTCCAAGTACAGGTGATACCGATGCGATGGAAACTATTCAACCAAATGGTGATCACAATCACGCAGGATCTACAGCAACTACTACAATTGATCCAGTATCAGGTACTCCTGCAAGTGAAGCTCATGAGAACAGACCAGACTTTGTTGCGTTCCCATGGATGATGAAAGTAATGAATTAAAAAATAGAAAGCATGTCTTGTCCAAGTTGTAAAAAGAATAAATGTAATTGCCCTGAACCTATACAGGGACCAATGGGGCCTACAGGCCCACAAGGACCTCAAGGAGGGGTTGGCGATGTTCCAGAACATGAATGGAATGGAACTCAAATTAGGTTTAGAAATCCTGATGGATCATGGGGACCATGGGTAAATCTTCAAGGACCTGAAGGGCCATGTGGTGATGGATCGACAGGAAGCCAAGGTCCACAAGGACCGGCTGGACCAGCTGGACCTCAAGGAACACCAGGTACTCAAGGTCCAATTGGCCCTCAAGGGCCTGCCGGACCACAGGGGCCGCAGGGACCGCAAGGTATTCCTGGTACAGGTGGAGATTTCACTTCTTGGTTTGCTATTGGTGCTACTAATGGTTGGGCTGGAACTTTAGAGTATTGTCTTTCAGGAGAGCATGTAATGTTCAGAGGTGATATTACTAAAGCATTCTTAACAGGTGCATATTCAGATGATCCAATAGGAAATTTACCTGTAGGAGCAAGACCAAGTGTAAAAAGTTATTTCACTGTATATTGGGAGCAAACATCTACTATAACTTCTTTTGCAAACAATGGTGCATGGACTATTGCTATAGACACAAATGGAGACATAACTCTTCTTATTGCGAATACTCCTACAGGAGAAGATATAACACTAAAATTTAGTGTATCTTATAGAGGAGAATTATAAATTAATCACTATATTGTAGTGTTGAATTCTTCTCGAAAGAGAGCGTAAAAACATTAAAGGCCGAGCTATTACTAGACGGCCTTTTGTGTTTTATAGATATTGTTTTAAGCTTTCTGGAATGCTATTCATGTCCATTTCTTTTCCGCAGAATAAGTTTATTGATTGTAAATAGCTATCACTATTTTCTTTAATGAACTTTTCTGTCATTGAAGATCTCCACTTTACTTGAGATGGATATTTCTTTTCTGCTTTTTTGATGTCTTCAACTACTTCAACCCATATAAAACGCTCTTTGTCACTCTTTACATGGTTAAATCCATTTTTTGGTTGCAGTCCTGTAAATTCTGCAAAATCTTCTACTGATGTAGCAAATACATAATGCTTAATCAGTACTCTTTTAACTCCTTTAAGTTTCATTTGCTCTAGTTATTCTTGGCTTCTGTGTTGGCTTCTTATTTGTTCCAGGAGGATTGTATCTATCGTACCCATCACACTTTGCCACGTCATAAAAAGGTACACCATCATTATCATAGTTGATATCTGGAAAAAATGCTTTCTTAGAACAATACATATGCGGCTGCTCCGGATGTCCTCCATCCTTTTGAAAATTATTTTGAGGAACAGATCCTTGAGGCATATGAACGCATGTTTCACATAACGATATCATTGTTCCATCACTTACATTTAATGACCTATGCTTTAATCTTTTCTTTGCCATCTTTGTTTTGTTTTATTACATAAAGGGAAACCATCTCTCAAGTCTTTCTGTCCATTTATCATGGTCGTCAAATAGGCTGCCTATAAGTCCTATAGACAAAAGACTTAGTACAATAAGCAGCAATAATCCACCTAACCCTAATGCTAGATATAGTAAAAAACTACCAAGTGACTGTGTTATAAGCCAAGCAGCTCCTCTTCCTATTCCATAAATAATTGTTAGGTTTATTACTATCCAAGTAAGTGCCCCCATTCCGTATAATAACTTTTTCATCTTTGTTTTAGTTTAAAGGTTTATACTTTTCCCAACTTTCTTCAGGTAAGTATCCAATAAGATTTTCAATAGGTGTGAAAGAAAGTAATTCTTCTATTGCTTCTTCCCATCCCATTTCTAAAGAATACTTTATATCCTTTACAACTTCTTCAATCAGTTGTTGTTTTAATTCTTCTTTACTCATCTTTGTTTTGGTTTACAGGATGAAGCTCTTCATAAGCATCCTGGATCTCTTTGCTATCAGACATTCTTGAAAAGTTTTTAATTAGTCTTTCTTGGTGCTTTCTATGCTTTTTTTGCACCTCAAATTTAACGATAAAATATATGAACAGCATTAATGAAACTACCATTAACCATGATATCCATAAAGGCAATTTATTTGGTTCTTTCATCCCTAAGCTTTTTCATTTTTTCTTTGTGGATCTTGATGATCTTTGTCGTGTTCTTGTTCTTTACTCCTTTTTTTCGTCCAGGCTTCATACGCTTTATTTATGTAAACGCAGGCGGCCACTATGCCAGCAACCACCCACGATATTATTACAACTTCTTTCATCTTAACAAATTTGCATTCCTCCACATTCAGAAAGAAAAGATACAAACTCCTCTACGTTTTCCACGCTAAAAGGATAATTAGATGACCAAGGTTTTGTCTGACCTTTTCCATCGCATTTGTTGCAGTGAACATCTCCTGCTCCAATGTTCGGTGCAGGCTTTCTTTTACCTGTACCTTCACAAAGATCACAATCTATTAATGGTGCATTCTCTTGTTCAACCTTGTACTGATTTTCAAAGTTTATATGTCCATCAGTAGCGAGTTCTACCATAAGCTTCTCAAGCATTGCATCGCATGTTTCTGCGTTAATGATGATTCCATCATTGTAGTGTCCTGCTCGAACATCTTCTTCACTCATAACATCCTGGCATACATGACAAACATAATCCCATAATGGCCTCCACCACCATACATTGTTTCTAAAGTATTCTCCAGGATTTTCCTTTTCAAATTTTCTAGATTCCTCTATGTATTTTTCTCTCTCTTCTTCATTTAGATCAAAATATTCTTTCAATAAAATTGGCTTTTTCTCGGTGTTTCTTTTTGGGTTAACACCATATACATCAAATCCCATATCTCTGTTTTTAAAAAATGTAACGTATTGTATTCCACGGTATAATCTGATCATGTAGTTCTATGAACTCTTTAATTTTCTCAGCCTTTACCTTTCTTTCGTATCTAATGTTTTCTCCTCCGTATTGAGACTGTTTAAGCTCTTGGATTTCAGGTGTCCATAATAGATCTTCACCTGGTATATTATTGGTCATGTTATACCAATGCTTGTCCTCATTATGAGTAAGAAATATTACCTCAGCTTTTACTATTTCTTTATTCATGTCATCGATATAATCATCTAGCATCATGAATAGTTCTTTGTAGTCTTCTTGCCATCCATCATAAATAACAACAGGACTAAAATTAACATGTACGTCGTACCCTGCCTCTATAAATGCATCGATTGCTTTAATCCTATCAATAATATCCGGAGTGTTTGGTTCTAATATATCTTTTATCTTTTGAGGCATTAGACTAAATCGAATCCTAACTTTTCTATTTGGGTTAAAGCTTAGGAAATTCACCGGTATTATCTTAGTTGCAAGAGTTGCTTTGGCAATTGGGTGATCAACAAAAAATTGAAATATTCTCTCCCAATCATAGTACTTTGCATGAAGTGCGAAATCTTCATTGCAGCTTATATCATATGTAATAAATTCAGGATCTGTTTGATTTGGCTTTTCTATTTCTGCAAACCAAGCATGATTTGATATCTCAGTAAGTATAGATC